TCAGGCCTCAGCGTCGTCCCCCAGGCCGCCAGGGGTGTAGGGCTCGCCTCTCCGCTTCGCAGCGGAAGCCCGGCACTCCTGCATGACCATCACGCACTCCTCGCACGCCCTCACGTCCTGCAGGCCGCCGGCGGCCGGACGGACGGTCGCAACGTGCAAGGTGGCCACTTCTCCCTTGCCGGGGTGCCGGAAGCAGACCCCCAGCTGCCAGTCGTAGAGGTCGAGAATCTCCTGCCGTTCCAATGCTCGTCTCCCGGTCCCGTCGGACGCCGTTGTCTCTGCGGGGGGTGGTGTTCGTATGCCCGGCCGGCACGCGTGGATGTTGGCCGCCGGGGCGGTTCACTCGAAGAGGTGAACGTGTGTTCTATTAATGGACACTACATGGCCACTTGCGGCATATGCCAGAGCGCAGCGTTCCATGATCAAAAAATGCGGCAGATTTGCTGCTGACTTATGCTCATGATCGTTAAAGCGTTGGTCGAGTGCCAGCCGATCAGCCCAAGTGGGTCCTTGAGGCCCGCCGGGCCGTCGGCGACCGCATCCGCGTGCGTCGCCTGCAGCAGACCATGACCCAGGAGTCCCTCGCCCACGAGGCTGGCGTCGACCGATCCACGATCCAGCGCATGGAGGCAGGGGCCGAGATGAAGCTCAGCCACCTGCTCCTCGTTGCCCACGCACTGCGAGTGCACGTCACCGACCTCCTGCACGGCTGAGACGGCGGCGCGGCCGCTCCCCGACCGTCCACCTTGATCAAGATTCAACAACAGGTTGAACCCGCGCGGAACCCTGTCGGTCGCATATATCTGGAATGCCAGCTCGGACCGGAGTCACTGTCAGTCCCCGCGGGTACGCTCGGCGGCATGTCCACGACGCTCCCACCCCCGCGCCCACGGCCGGCCGAGGCCGTGCAGGCGGACATCCGCGCGCTGATGCAGGAGACCGGCGGCTGGCTGTGGGGGCCGACCCGGGCCCGGTACGAGCAGCTGCGGGACGAGTGGGTCGCGGCGGTGCGCGGGGAGATGGCGACTGCGGCGTAGGATCCGTACTCGTGAGCGATCTCGACCTCCCCGACGACCTGGTGCAGCTGGAGCGCAACGCGTGGGAGGCGGCGCAGCGGGGTGAGCTCACTGCGGCGCAGGCGGCCGAGGTGCAGGCCGCGATCACCGCGCACGCCGAGGCGTCCGGGCTGGACCGGTACACGGTGGAGATGGCGCTCAAGAAGACCGTGCGGCACCCGGAGGCAGGCGCCTGACAGCAGGAAGCCCCGCCGGGGTTCCACGCTCGACGGGGCTGCGCAACCTGGAGCAAACCCGACTTGACTCGATGCTGTCGGATAGCCAGATCTTACGATCCGCCACTGACAACGCCGGGGCGTGTGGACAGGCGGTAGGTGTCGACGGCGGCGACCAGTTCACTGCCCGATGGCTGGCCTAGCTTCAGTGCAGCGGCCAATGCGGCGCCAGCTGCCGCTCCGGCCATCTGGGCGCGCGCGAGGAGCTTCCCTTCGAGGGCCGTCATCGGGCGGGGCGGCAGGGCTGGGCCGACTTCGTCGATGTGCCTGTCGATCTGCTTGAGTGCGCGGTCGCGGTTCGGGTGCGGGCGGTATCCCATGGCCCCTCCTTCATCGCCGCCAGCATGGCAGACGCTCACGCCCGCTCGGGCCGGTTCGTCAACACGGCGCCGCACTTCGTAGAATCGAACGCGTGAACGACCTGCCGCCCGACCTGCCTCGACTCCGGACCCTGGAGACCTGGCTCGCCCTGAGCCTCGACCGGGTCCGGCAGCAGATCGCAGCAGCCGAGCGACAGGAGCAGGAGCGGCAGCTGGGCGAGCAAGCCCGGCCGCCCGCACCCGACTGGATGCTGGAGCTGGGTATCGGCCGCGACGCCGTGCCCGTGTACGTCCACGAGGGCGGCTGCTGGAACGCGGCCAAACGGTCGCGCGGCGTACCCCGGGAGGTGGCACTACGCGCGCTCACCGAGGGCGTGCCCGCCTGCCCGCACTGCCGCCCCGACAGCGCGCTCGGCTACCTCGACTGATCCGCCCGCTCGTTGTACCGGCGCCGGTACTCGACCACGTCGATCTCACCGCGCTCCAGTGCGGCGGCGTCCGCCGGCGAGTGGTGCGGGTCGGGAGTCCGGGTGATGCCGTCCCGGCCGATCGCGTAGCGGTGGCCGTCGATGCTGTCGTGCACGCGCGTGCCGTCGGCGGTCACGTAGTCATCCCAAACGCTGTCCATGATCTTCTCCTACAGGTCGTGGTCGATGATCCAGGCGCGGTGCTCCTGCCGGACATATCCGAGCAGGTTGTCCGTCCAGCAGGCCGCGCCGGCAGGGATTGCGCCTCGCGTGCTGGAGTGCGTTAGATCGTGCTCACGTAGCTCGCGGGCGGCGACGCCGGCGTGGATGACGTAGTCCATGACCCAGTCCGGCTGTGCCGGCTCCTCCGCCAGACGGTCCAGGACCGCGGCCCGGCGCACGAGGTACTCGCGGCGGAGGTGAGCACCGTCCGAGTCCCCGGCGAGGATCTGGAGGCGCTCCACCGCGTACAGCTCACCTAGCAGCTCGCTCATGACCCCATCGTGGCGCGGCCGACGGTCGTGCTGTGCACTCGCAGTGCACACGGGGCGTGATCCGGGCCACGATCCGAACGGGCAGCCGCAAGGCCTCCCGTGGGGAGCCGGGAAGTGCGGCGGGCCCCGCCGTCCGCAGCAGACGGCAGGGCCCGATGGGGAGGCCCACCCGGGGGATTGGAGGGTTCCCGTGCGGAACACCATGCACCACAAACCAGCCACAGCGAAAGAGATCGGCCACGGGAATCTGCGGCTGATGCAGGGTGCTCAGCGCTGCGCAAGTAGGCGAGCCGCACGCTCGCGGCGCTGCTGCTCCTTGCGTTCGGCGCGGGCCCTGGCGGACTGCTGCCGCGCCTTCTCCCGGGCCTCTGAGGAGAGGAGCCGCTGCACGGTAGTCGGGTGCCACTTCCCGCCGCGCTTGGAGGGCATGTCGTCCCGGGCGTTGGCGCGGGCGCAGATGGCCCGGATGCTGAGGCCCTCCTCGTCGCGCCACCGCTCCATCTCTTCGGCGATGGCGTTCTCGCGCTCGTCAGCGGTGAGTTCTTTGTCCTCTACGCGTTGCCCGAACCGGGGCGCTCCGTAGGCGTAGCCGCCGCGCTCGCCCTTGGCCGCGCGGCCTTCCGTGAGTCGCTTGATGATGAGCCCGCGGTCGAGCTGGTGGAAGACGCCGCGCATCTGCCGCATGGCCGTGCGCATGGGGTCGGACGCATCGTCCTCCAGGTGCTCGCCGTGGTCGGCGGTGAACACCCGGCCGCCCAGGGCCCAGACGTAGGAGAGCACGGCTTCCTGCACGGTGAGTTCGCGGGCGAGCCGGTCGAGGTTCGGGGCGAGGATCCCGTCCGCCTTGCCCTCGGCGATCCACTCCACGGCCTCCATGAGTCCGGGGCGCTCGTCGAGCAGCGTCGTACCCGACTTCCCGGCCTTGCCGTCCCCGTCCGTGACCATGTGGACGATCCGCACACGGGGCGCGGTCTGGCCCTTGGTCCACTTCCGGCAGTCGGCTTCCTGAGCGGGGAGGCCGTAGCCGTCGACTGCCTGGCCGGCGGTGGAGACGCGGCGGACCAGCACCAGGCGGAGGGTGGGGATTCGAGGCGTGGTCATGGCCATCAGTGTACACATCTATGGGCATAGATGTAACAGTGCTGTTCAGGGCTCTCCATATGGCATGTTATCGAGAGTTCGGCCGTCCAAGTCGGCGGCGCAGAGGGTGCTTGACGTGGTCGTTACCGTCGACGCATGACCTCGTACACCGGCAAGGCCACCCTGCTCGCTGAGGACGGCCGCAAGTTCGACGCAGACGCCGCGCTCACCAAGGACCAGTCCGGCAACTGGCGCGGCACTCTCGCCTTCCACAACGCCACACTCGTCCGGCAGCTCATCAACATCACCGACGGCCACATCCTCGTCGACGGCAGCCCCGGCGAGTTCATCCGGCCCAACACCTCCGACTGGACGGCCAACACCGCGGGTCCATTCACGATGCACATCCTGGGCAGTGGGCCTGCACCCTTCTGATGCGGTGAAGTGCCCCTGCTCCCCCCTCGCCGGTTGGCAGAGGGAGCGGGGGCGTCGTTGCGTCACAGCCCGGCAACTCCATTCCCAGCGTCCCCGCGCCTGATCTACCGTGTTCCGTCCAGCAACCCTGGGGGGACTCATGCGCGCACGCGCCGCGGCAGCAACTGCCGCCCTGCTCCTGGCCGCACTCACCGCCTGTGGAGGCGGAGACGACGACAGCTCCAAGCCGGCGGCAGCACCGAAGTCGTCCGCCGGCGAGGCCAGCCCGTCATCCACGCCGGAGCAGGAGCACAGCCTCGGCGACCCGGCGAGGACGACCGGTGACGGCGGTACCGGCGTCCTGCAGATCACACCGGACACCATCGTCTTCACCAGGATGGCGTCCGGTGAGACCGCCAAGAACGGCGTCTTCGCCGTGGTCACGATGAAGGACAAGGCGATGACCGCGGTCGCCGCCGACGAGGTGCCGCCGATCACCGGCGGGGGCTGGAAGTGGATGGCCCCGGACGGGGAGATGATCGGATTCGACAGCGGCAACTCCAGCAGCGTCACCATGGACAAGTACGACAACGCCGACCCCGTCCAGCCGGGCGGATACCAGTGGCGGGCCCAGGTGTTCGATCTGACGCCCGCGCAGGCCAAGGGTGGGACGCTCATCTACATCGACGGCGAGGAGAAGGCGTTCCGCTGGAAGATGCCGGCCGCGGACTCGGGCCCGAGTGTGGCCGAGGTGAAGAAGCAGCTCGCCTCCTGACATACAGAAGCGCCCCCGCCGCCGCCCGTGATGGGCGGTGCGGGGGCGTTGTCACGCGGGCTCGTCGGTGCCCTCGGTCCAGGTGCCGTCCGGGTAGGTCGGCTCGACGAACACTGGCTCGGGAATGGGTGGCGGCTCTTCGCGGCCGAGCTGGACGAGCACGCGGATATCGGCGGCGCCGGGGTCCTCCCGGGGCTGCACTGGGCGGGGCGGGTCAGGCATGGGTCACACTCCAGTTCGGTCACGCGATTCCCGCTGCGCCCGCAGCAGCAGCCGGGTCCGCTGCACCATCAGCAGGCCGACCGCGAGCAAGACGAGCGTGCGCAGCGCGCGCAGGACGACGGCGACACAGCCCGTCGGCCACACCGTCACCAGCACCGTGTAGAGGCACAGGGCGCCCACTGCAGCTGCGAAGCCGACCAGGTTGCGGCCGACCTCGGACCGCCACCACGCCGCCTTGACGTGGTAGGTCGCCACGAACACGGCGCACGCCAGGGTGGCCAGCACCGACGCGGACACGTTCACCCACATGTCGACGCTCATCTCTCTCATTGCGCTGCCCCCCTGAAAGCAGCCTCGATCCGCTCGCGGAAGTGGTTCTCTTCGCGGGCCTGCCGCAGCTTCGAGGCCACGGCTTCAACCACGGGCCGGCGGGCTTCGGCTGCTTGGCGTGCTTCTCGGGCGTGTTCCAGGGCGACTTCGGAGGGGCGCTGCTCGACGTGTTCACGGCCGTGCACGAGACGCCTGATCCATTTGATCAACGCCGCTCACCTCCTCCTCGTCCGCATGCCCTGGGTGGGGCAGCGCGGTGAGGATGTGCCCGCCGATCTTCGCCATCTCCAGCAGTTCTGCGACGTGCTCGTGCTCGACCTTGCGTGCCGCCTCGGATTCCAGGTAGGCGGCCCGCCAGTTGTCTCGGTCGGCGAGGGCGTCCTCGTGGGTGCGTCGTGGTACGAGCCGGCCGGTGAGGATGAGAAGGACGACGAGGGTGAGGAGCGCGCCGAGCCCGGCATCGCTCGCTGTGATACCGAAGACCTCGCTCACCGCGCCCTCCCCTGTCGTCGTAACCCGTGCATCTTGGTCAGGCGCTTCGCGGGCCGCTCCTTGCCACGGCGGGCTGGGGAGGCACGGGCGCGGTCACGACCTGTCGGACGGCGAACTGGGCGACGGCGGTGATCAGCGACAGGATGAGGGCCTGCTTCTCCGCGGACCAGTCCAGGCCGAGTCCGGCGGCGAGGGTGAGGACGGCCTGGGCGAGGCCGGTGATGGCGGCGATGATGCCGTCGTGGACCATGACGGCCACGATGAGGCCGAGGACGGCGAGGACGACGGCGTTCACCCAGGCCTGTGTCTCGGCGTCGAAGTCGGCGACGAACGCGCCGATGGCCTGCAGGGTGATGCTGGCGAGGGCGGCCCACGCCGCCGGCTCTCTGCCGAAGATCTTCATGAGGATTCCGTTCTGTGAGCGGGATCAGGCGACGACGTCGAAGCCGTACTTGTCGCCGAGGCGGGTGAGAGAGGTGCGGCCGGGGATGCCGTCGGCGTCGGCGCCGGTGTAACCGAGGTGACGCTGCCACTTGGCGTAGGCCTGGACGGTGGCGGTGCCGTAGTGGCCGTCCGAGTAGGCCTTGGCCAGGTAGCCGGCGTCGACGAGCGCGGCCTCCACGGTGCGGACACCGGAGTACGTGACGGGCGTGCCGCTCGCGGCCGGGTCGGCCTTGGCGGCGGCCACCAGCTTGCTGAGGTCGACGACCGGCTTGGTCGGCGTCGGGGCCGGCTTGGTGGGCGGCTTGGTGCCGAGGCGGGCGGAGACGTCGGCGAGGATGTCGTCCCACTGCATACCGGGTCCGCGGGGATCGACCTTGCCGGGCTGCCAGCCGAGGTGGCGGATCGTAGACCGGGCAGACCAGCCGTGGTGCCGGCACAGTGCGGTGACGGCCTTGACGATCGCCTTGATCTGCTCCTCGGGCCAGGGGTCCTTGCCGTCGCCGAGGTTCTCGCACTCGAAGCCGTAGAAGTGCCGGTTGCCGTCGGTGCTGGCCTCGTTGTCGGCGGGCAGCGCGGTCTCGTTGATGACCGCGCGGAGCACATCGGGGTCGCCAAGTCCGGCATGGTTGGCGCGGCCGTAGCCGACGAGGTACACGGTGCCGTCCTTGGCGATGACGCCGTGGCAGAGCGGGCCGGGGAGGGCGGTGTGGCCGTCGCGGCAGATCTCCACCGTGTGCTGGGTGCCGCGGGTGACGGTGTGGTGGATCATCACGCCGTGCACGGGACCCCACGGGCCCTTGTGGTTGCGGTTGTGGTTGCGCCAGTCGCCGACCTCGACGACACGGAGGCCCTCGGCCTTGAGTGCGGCAAGGAACTGGGAGGCGGTCATCGGGGGTGCCATGCGGGCCCCTTTCTGGGCATGAAAAAGGCGCCCAGGTCAGGGGCGCGGGCGGGTGGTGGTGCGGGTCAGAGGCTGGCGAAACAGCCGTTGAAGCCGACCCACGGCGGCTTGGCCGTGCTACTGGTACCGAACAGGTTCAGGTCGCCGCTGGGGGTGATGTCCAGCTTGAGGGTGATGCGGTCCGAGTTGACGTCGGAGCAGGGCACGACGATGGTGCGGAGCGTCGACGGCCGCGCGGAGGCGGGAAGCGAGGAGGCGTTCAGGGTGAAGCTGGACGGCATGCTGCTCGGGTAGGAGCTGCGGGAGATGCCGCCCCGGAACATGATCGTGTCCTCGCCGGCGAAGTTCACGATCCGGTACTGGAAGGTGCCCTGGCTGTTGCCGTTCTGGGCCCAGCCGGAGGAGAGCGCGATGGTGGTCCAGGCGCGGTTGCCGACGGACACGGTCACCCAGGCGCCGCCGTCGTACAGGTCGAGCCGGTCGGCGTCCCGGATCCACGTCAGCATGCCCTCGGTCGGCGCGGGGATAGTCGCTCCGCGGGCCGAGGCCGACGCGAACGACATGACGCCGCGCTTGGCGAGCGCGTTGGCGATCTCCTTGGCCAGCTTTTCGGCGTCCGGTGCGTCGGTGAGGGAGGCGATGTTGATGCCCTGCCCGTAGTCATCTGGTACCGGCATGCGGCCCCCTTTCAGGCCTCGAAGTAGAAGCCCTCGATGCCGATGATTCGTCCAGCGGTGAGGTCGGCGCCGGTCACGTTGACGACCTGGTTGGTGGTGCCCTGGTCCTGCATGCGGAGTCGGTCGAGGGTGGTTGAGCTGGAGCCCTGGAATTTGATCGCGTAGCCCACCCGGTTCTCGGTGAACCTCGCGGTTAGGTGCTGGTCGGTGAGGGTGCCGTCGACGGCGGACGGCATGTCGATCTGCACGTTGGCGCTGCCGGAGCCGGCCGCGTTGACGACGAGACGGACGCTGACGAACACGAGCCTGTCGAGCCTCATGTACTGGCCGACCCGGGTACTCCAGGTGACCGATCCGCCGCCGGTGACGGTGGGCGTGTAGGGGACGGGGCCCAGGGCGGCGGCGGTGGCGAGCCGGCCGTGGGCGATCCAGTTGCCGCTGGACGACTGGTCGAGTACGGCAACGTCACCGACCGCGGCGTTGCGGTAGGCCTCCATGCGCCGGGCGGTGATGCCGTCGGCGACGATGGTTCCGTCCGCGTTGACCGCGGTGACGGTGGCGAGCCGCCAGTCGGAGCCGCGCACCGAAGGAGCGCGCTCCCCCGCCCGCTGGGCCGCCTGCCGCAGTGCCCATTTGAGGTCGCGGTGGACACTGAGCGAGGACTTGGTCACGCGTCCTCCTTGGCGCTGATCGTGGCGATGGGGAAGTCTCCGCCCTCAAGTGGCACGGAGAACGAAGCCACCTGGTGCAGTTCGCGAGTCCCGTCCGGGTGCGTGACGCGGATGACATCACCCGGCTCCAGCGCCGGGTTCGGCAGAGAGCTGAAGTCGCCACTGGCGTTCGGGGCTTTGGCCGCGGCCAGCTTCAGGTTCGCGGCAGCAGCGCAGGCGTTGACCGTGGTCAGCGTGCTTGACGAGTAGAAGAGCGGTCGACGACCGAATGGGCCGCCCCAGTAGGTGGGCGAGTTCGGGTCGCTGTCGGTGGCCAGGTACGAGACCGGCGGGGCGTTGTCGGCGGTGTTCTCCCCGCGTGCGAGGACACCGTTGTAGACGCCGTCGCTGCTCATGGCGCGGCTGCCAGCGATGTACACGCCTCCCTCCGTCGCCTCGACCGCCCACACGGGAGTGGCCGTCGTCAGGTCGGGGAGCGTGCTGATGACGAACGTGCCGTCGGCATTCGCGTAGACCTCGGCGCCGGCCGCCGCTGCGATCTCCTGCGCACCCGCCCACGGATCCGCCTCGACGTCGAATGTTCTGCTGCCGATCGGGGTGTCGGTGATGAGGCTGACGATGTCCGCCGTCGGGATGCTGCGCTGGATGAGCGCCGTGACCGCTCCCACGACGGTGCCCGTCGCCTTGTACGGGGCGGTGAGCTTGTCGTCGGCGACGACCGCCTCCAGGCCCTTGCCGTGCAGGGTGACCGGCCCATCATTGACGTCGCCGTCGACGCTGTCGAGCCGGAACACGCCGAGGGGTACCAGCTCGCTGCTGCCGTCGCCGTAGTCGACGCCGCGGGACACGAGCAGCCGGGCGCCGTAGGTGGCGAGCTGGTCCGACGGGGTGCGCGGGATCAGGCTCGGGTCGGCGACGGTGACTGTGCAGGTGCGGCGGATTGCCTGCGAGCGGTCCACGGTGACGCTGCCGCCGGTGTGCTCCAGGTCGACGACGCGGCCGTCGGTCAGCAGCAGCTGCACCTCGGTGGCCACGTGATGGGACTCAGCGAGCCGGGCCAGGAACCGATCCGATACGGGGTACACGCCTCACCCCTTCCGGCGGTCCAGGAGGACGTCCTCCCAGGTGGCATACGTGTCGAGGACGTCCTGCCAGGTGGCGAACTCGGTGAGGATGTCCTGCCAGGTCCGGCCACGGGCACCGTTCACGCCGGTCGTGACCGGCATGTCGGCCTCGACGAGCGGCAGGGTCCAGGCCCGCCACGGCTCCTGCGCCGCCCCGCCGACGCGGCTCTCGGTGATCTGGGCAACGTGGACGTACATGTCGTCGACGCCCATCCCCGGGGCGGCCTGCCAGAGCAGGGTGTTGCCGCTGTCGAGGAGCAGGTGCAGGGCCTTGCGTTCCTCCTCGCTCCGGGTCCAGATGGCGAGGTCGCCCTCCAGACCTTGCCGCCGGCCGGACAGCACGACTTTGTTGCGCCGGCCGCGCACTACGAAGGACGCCTGCTCGATGGGCCGCTGCCAGTCCGGGGCCTTCGCCACCATCACCAGCACGTTCCGCTGAGGGTTCCCCGGATCCTTCAGCCAGCTGGTGTTGGTGTCGGTCAGGGTGAGCATGACCGCGGTGGAGGCGCGAGTCGAGGCCAGCGCTCCAGCGGTGGAGTACAGCTCGATGTAGTAGGACACCGCCGTGTTCAGCGGTGCTTCGTGGTCTTCGATGACCATCGCGTCGGAGAGGATGGTGTTCTGGTTGATGAGGCCGTCTTCGCCGCGGACCAGGGTGCGGGAGCTGTCGGCACCCACTCGGTAGACGGTGATCAGGTCCCCGACCGGGAGTTCGCGCAGCGTCAGCTTGATGTAGCCGTCCGCGTCGACCGCCTGCACCGCGGTCTGCGGCAGCACCTGCCAGAGGGCGACCGCGTCCACGTACATCACCGACGAGGTGGCGGACGCGGAGGCCACCACCTCGACGGCGGCCTGCACGGTGCCGGCGGGCGCGACCGCGTCGGTGATGAGCTGGTACCAGGACCCTGCGGGCAGCGCATACACGGTGCCGGTGCTGGCGCCATGATCCCCGCCGACGCCGTCATACCAGTGGATCTTTACGGTGACCGTCGACCATGCGCCGGCCGCGGACTTGGCGACGACAGCGGCCCGCCAGTTCAGACCGGGTGCGTCAGGCACGGTGAACTGCGGGCTGCGGATCGTTGAGGAGCTGGCCGTCGCCGACGATATGGCAAGGCCGTAGCTGCCGTAGTAGCCGCCCACGCCCCACGGTGTGGAGCGGGCCAGCGTCGCCGCTCCGGCCGCCGTGACCCACCCGCCGGAGTCCTGCTCGAAACTCCCGTTGGCGTAGGGGATGACCGTGCCCGCCATGATCTCGGGCGCGACCTTGACGACGACAGTCTCCAGGCGCAGCACCTGACCGGCCGAGGCGCCGTCCAGGCCGGCCGCGATCCCGCACGTGACCGCGTTCGAGGGGGCGGTGGCCGACAGCAGCTGCCGGTGCATGCCCGTACTCACCGGCGCAAGGTAGGCCCGCTGTGAGCCGACCTGGTTGCCGGCGCTGTCGTAGAACCGGAGCTCCAGCCACGCCTGCGCCGACAGCACGGGCGGCTGCAGGTAGGCGTAGGCGAGGTACTCGGTGCCGGGCGTCACCGTCGGCCGGTCCACCGTCGCCACGCTCGCGTTGCCGGCGGCTGCCACCGTCATCGCCAGGGTGTGGCCGCCGGCGTAGTACCAGTCCGCGGACCAGGTTGTGACGGGCACCTGCCGGGAGATCGTGGCGTTGACCTCGGCGCTCCAGCCGGTGGCGTCGATCTCCGTCGACTCGACGCTGAACGGGAACAGGTTGCCGTAGCTGCGGATCGGCAGCCCGAAGTACACGTTCTCGTAGTAGGAGTAGACGCCACCGGCGGCCGGGGTGGACGACAGGATCACCTGCGCCCTGGTGGTCCCGACCGGCGCCTGCCCGGCCACGCTGATCCGGTGCCAGGTGGCAGACGCGGTCATCGTGGTCAACGACCACGTCGTGCCCAGCACCGTGCCCGCCTTGTTCAACCAGCGGATACCGATCCGCTCCGGGACCGTGGCCCCGCTGGCGTCGGCGAACGCGTAGTACAGGGTGCCGGCGGTGACCAGGACGGAGCCGACGATTCGGGCCTGCATCTCCCCGGCCGCCGTGCTTCTCACCGCCAGGCAGCCGTCACCGACGCGCCCGCCGGAACCCTTGCTGATGGTGCAGTTGAGCTGGGGGGTCCAGCCCGTCACGACCGGGTCCATCGACGACGTGGCCTCGGAGAGGAAGTTCCCGGGGATCGCCATGCTGGGGCCTCCTCAGCTCGCGTTGAGTACCTGGATCAGCGCTTTGTCGTGCTCCTGGACACGGACGTCGATGAACTGTCCGAGTGCTCCTTCCTTGGCGTGCAGCTCGACCACGACCGGCTGCTGGGGGCCGTCTGCTCCGCGCGCAGCAGCGCCCTGGATGGCGGACCACTGCGTGGGCGTGAGCACTGCCTCCGGCTGGCCGAGGCCGTTGTACATGAGATTCATGCCGGGTGGCATCCAGCCGCCAGAGTCGTACTTGCCGGGCTGGAAGCCGTACCAGCTGGTGAAGAGCCGGTCGTCGTAGCCGCGGGCCCTTCTGCCGACGACGACACCGTCTCCGCCCCGGCTCTCGACGTTGGTCTTGCCGAGGGTGCCCGCCGTGTGTCCGACGCCGGCGTTTGTGATGCCGATACGGAATGGCGAGTTGCCGTGATAGACCCAGCCGGGAGGCGCCGTCTTTCCGTGGAAGGCCATCGTCGCCCACCTGCGGTGGGGCTTCTGGCCTCGGATCACGGACTCGATCGCGGACATGAAACCCGAGCAGTCCCACGAGGGGTTGCCGTTGCCCGCCCACTGATAGGGCTTGCCGGCTTGGGTCCGCGCCCACTTCAGCGCCGCCTGGATACGCGGTCCGCCGATCCCCCCGGCGCCGCGCTTGTCGGCCTCCTTGCTGTAGCCGAACAGAGCGTCGATGATCCGCGTTGGGATGCGGCGGATCATCTTGCCGATGCCGGTGTCCATGCCGGGGAACTGCTTGAGCAGCGGGTCGACGACGTGCTTCACGCCGGCCCGGGCGGATGCCTCCAGGGTGTCAGTCAGCCACGACGCCCCCTTCTTGATCGCGTTCCATGCCTTGGAGCCGGCTCCGAGAACCTTCGAGCCGGCGGACTTGATCCACCCGAAGATGCCGCCGTCGGCGAATCGCTGCACCACTCCGCCGTCGGCGTAGCGCAGGGAGGTGTCCGTGGGGGTGGCGGGGTTGCCGCCGAACACCGGTGCCAGGGCCGCCTTCACGCCCTGTGCGCCCCGGGATCGGGCGATCGTGTTCATGGCATGGACGAAGTTGCTGCCCACTGCGCGGGTGAACTCGGGCCGCATGATGGCCTCGCCGCCGGACAGTTCCAGGGCGCCGCCTGTAGGGGAGACGAACCGGTGCACGTCCCGGCCCGGCGTGTAGCCGGGCATGATGCCGCCGGAGGCGAAGGTGAACTTGGACAGCTTCGGCGCTCCGAACGCGCCCGCGATCTTGTTCCAGACGCCGCGGATGCCGTTGTTGTAGACGACGTCCACGACGTACTGCACGGGCTCCCGAGCAATGTTCTTGATCTTGTCCCAGGCCGTCTTGATGCCCTTGCGGGCCGCGTCGAAAGCGCCGACGACCTTGTCTGCCAGGGAGTTCGCCCAGCCGGGGACCGTCTTGGTGAAGAAGTCCCGGACCGGGTACAGCGTGTACTTCTTGATCGACGTCCAGGCGTCGGAGAAGCCCTGCTCGATGTCATCCCAGTGCTTGACGATCGCGACCACGGCCAGACCGATCGGCCCTGTCAATGCGACCAGAATCCACGGCCAGTTCTCCCGCACCCAGTCGATCACCGCCTGGGCGGCGTTCGGGATGGTCGTCGTGAAGAAGGGCACGAAGGTGCCGGTGAACCAGTCGATCACCGCCTGGGCGCCCGACTGGATCCCGGACCACACGGCCTTCACGGCGTCGCGGAACCCCTCGCAGTGCTTCCACAGCGCCATCACGGCGAGAACGACACCGACTATGGCCAGAGCGATCCAGCCCCAGGGGCCCATCGAGGAGATGACCTGGAAGGCCGTCATCGCCCCATTGAGGATCAGCTGCCACAGGGCCCACAGCCTGGTCGCGATGAACAGCCCGTACAGGACAGGTACCAGGCCCGGAACGTTGGTGGCCAGCCAGCCGATCGCCTGCGCGGTACCGCCGATGACCTCCAGCAGCGGCCCCGAGACAGGGGCCAGGGCGGAGCCGACACTCAGAAGGGCGCCAGCGATCTTGCCGAAGGTGTCCGCGACGATCGGGGCGTGCTCGGACGAGTACGACAGGAACTGTTCGAACTCCGGGCTCCCCTTCAGCCCCTTGCCCCACTCTGCGAACCGGCCCGTGATGCTCTGCAGCCGACCGCTGATGCCATCCATGTGGGGCAGGAAGGCGTCTATGACGCCGGCCATGCCGGTGAGCACGTTACCGAAAGCGACACCTAGGCCGATGATCGCCGGCTTCACCGACCCCTGGAGATCCTTCTTGAAGCCCTGCCAGAACGGCTTCTTCAGATTGTCGGACGCCCGGTCCTGGAGCTCCTTGATGGCGTCGGCAGCGCCCGTGACGAACGGCGTGAGCGTGGGGAGCGTGTCCCGCAGCCCCACCAGGGCCCTGGTGAAAATCGGCATCACTGCAGGCTGGAGGCTCTTGGACCAGTCACCGAACGCCGACTTCAGATCAAGGAACGCATCGAACGTGTCACGGGCCGCCGGCGTCAGCTTCGCCAGCTCCTCGTCGTACTTGGCCTGCGCTATCGCAGCCTGATCCACGCCGCTGGCCGCCGACAGCGACGCCGACTCGACCTGACGCTGAGCCGACGCCACCGCGTCTGCGGCGTTCTGCTGGGCCACCGCGACGTTCGCGGTCGCCTCCGACACACGCTGCTGCGCCTCAGCAACCTGCCGGGTGGTCTCCAGCTGCGTCCGTGCGGCCTCCGCCTGGGCATCCTTAACGGCCTGCTGCTGGTCCACGACGTTCCGCTGGGCCTGCGCCAGCCGGTCCTGCGCGCTCTTGTAGGTGTCGGTGCCCTCGACGCCCGCCTTGTTCGCGGCCTTCGTCTCCTCCTGCAGCCGCTGCGTCTCGGTGGTCTGTTCCTTGAGCCGCTGTACCGCCTGATCGTAGGCGAGCAGTGCCTTCTGCTTGTCCAGCTCGGTGGCGTTGGCGTTCTTCAGGACGGCGTCCCGCTGGGCAGCCGCCTCCTGCAGCTGGATCTCCGCATCCCGCTGGGACAACTGCGCGTCCGTGAGACGGTTGTTGAGATCCTCCAGCTCCTGGGAGGCCTGCTTCCGGGCAGCCGTCAGGTCGAGCTGGGCCCGCTTCGCTGCTGTCTGTGCGTCCGCGAGGGATCGCTCCGCCTCCTGGACTCGCCGGGCCGCGTCGGCGTTGCGCTGCGCCGCCTGAGCCGCCGCATCCGCAGCGGCTTGACGGGCCTGCTTCACCTGAGCCTGGGCCTGAGCCACCTGTCGGGCACCGTTCCGCTCGGCAGCGGCCAGGGCCTGCGCTGCAGACGCCTGCTGCAGCGAGCGGGACGCGGCCTGCGATGCAGCCTGCCCGCCCCGGAGTGAAGCGTTCGTGGCCGCATCTTGGGCCGCCTTCTGCGCCTGCATGACCGTCGCCATCTGCTTGAACGCAGGGGCAGCCACCAGAGCAATGCCGCCGACGCCGGCCGCGGCGGCCGTAGCAGCAGCGGCGACCGCGCCCAGACCCGCTGCGATCACCGGCAGAGCCGGGATGATCGCCGGGCCCAGAGCCAGGGCAGCCGTGACCAGACCGCCGATGTTGGCGGTCGCAGCGTGGGTATCGACGTCGACGTCGACCGACTGGCCGTCCAGCCGGTTGATCTCGGCCTGGAATGCGGCGAGTTGTGCTGCTGCTGCCCCTGCGTCCACCCGGACAGCGACGTTCGCGCTCGACGCTGACAGCCGTGCCAGCCGCTCCCGCAGCCGGTCCATGGCCGCGACAGCGTCCGCCTCGCTGACGTCGATACCGATCCGCACATCACGCAGCGCCTGCATCTGGGCCCGGATCTGGTACAGCTCGCGCTCGGCGTCCGACGAATCCGCGCGCAGCCGGATCTCCGGCATGCTCGCCATCGCTGCTTCGAGGCGGCTCTTGAGCGAGCGGGCAAACGTCGACCCGGTCTGCGTTCCCTGCCGTGCCGCCGGCGCCTGCGCCTGCCGGCCTCCGTTCGTGACCCCCTGCACCACGGCACGAGCCAGGTGACTCGTCACATGCCGGCCGAGGACGCGGCCGAGTTCGTCGCCGACCGAGTCCGCGGCAGGCAGCAGCTGCTGCTGCATGCGCCGCCGAACACCCGTCGCGTTCGGCAGAATGTCGACTTCGACCGAGCCGACGGAAATGGCAGGCACTGGAAGCCTCCTCCCAGCGCCTACGCGGCGCCCCCTTGCAGCAGCTCGAACAGCCGGTCAGCGGACTGCTCCGTCAGCCGCGCCTTCTTCTTCCGAGGTCGCGTCCCCGGCCGGCGGATCGGCTCAGGCGGATCGGGGCGCTTGCTCTTCTTCTCCGTGTTGGCGCAGATCAGGACGTACTCGACTCGGGCCAGCCGGTCGGCAACGATCGCGACGAGCTGCTCCAGATGCGACCACTGGCCCTTCTCCGGCTCGCCGCTGACCGCCTGCTCGGCCAGCAGGTCCTCCGGTGTGGCGTTGCGCAGCGCGGTCCACGTCGCCGACTCGGGCGGAAGATGCTGGATCAGCACTCGTAGGCGCCTCCACGACATCTTTCCGCGGTGGACGTCGAGGAGGTCGACGCCGTTGTAGTAGCGGAGCAGGTCGGCCTCTACCGCCTCCGCGTGCGCCTCGACGACGGAGCGGGTCCACTGGAGTTTCCCAGGCTCTCACCTGCGGCAGCAGCCGCGGCCTGGGCGAAGTCGAGGAAGTCGGCGATCGTCGGATCGAGCTCTAGGTAGAGCTCGAAATCGTCGGGGTGCAGGACCTTCTCGGCGAATCCGTCGAGGTTCCCCTGCTGCAGCATGCGCTGCCAGGACGACCGCCATACCGTAGCCGGGACGACTTGGACTTCTTCGCCGCACAGCTCGGCGGTGACGTAGTGGCCCTCGGCCTCGATCTCCTGAGCCTCGGTCTCGGTGACGCCCGGTTCGTCCGGGGCCTGCGGGACGGCAGACCTGGACGGGCGGGACGCTGCGCGAGCTGCGGTGCGGGGCTTCCTGCTGGTGGCGGTACGCGTGTTGGCCACGGCGCGGGCCTCCTTCGTTCGTGGCGCGGGCAGGGGTGAGGTGGACGGGCCGGGCCCGCGCCAGGGTGGCGGCCCGTCCACCGGCTCAGGACCCGGTGTACGCCTCGGTCTCCGGGACGCGGTCGAAGTGGTAGACGGTGTTGCCGGCCGAGTCCGGATAGGCGGTGATCGTCCACTCGAAGCCGGCGATCTCGTCCTGCTTGTGGGTGACGTCCGAGCGCTCGGTGATCTCGCCCTCCGGCACGTAGAAGCCGCGCTGGAAGGTGTCACCGTCCAGGACGACGAACCAGAATGCGCGCCGGTCCGGACTCGGGCTCGCGGTTTCGGCGAACGCGGTGAGCCCGGACGTGGGGGCGAGGTCGGCGGCATCGACGCGGTACTGCAGCGACTGCACCGTGGTACGGCCCGTCTCCCACACCGTCAGCCCGAACGTGCGCAGGCTGGACGTGATCGCGGTGCGGATCGGTGCCGTCAGTCCCCACGGAGTGAAGGACTGGCTGTCCTCGTCGAAGCCCTGCACCAGGCCGTCGTCGCTGATCGCACCGAGCGGCGCCCACGGTGCCGCCGGCTGGATCGCGGGGTCACCGGGCGACGTGGTGCCCAGCGGGGCGACCCAGCCGCCGCCGTTCGCGCCGACTTCCAGGAGGTCCGCCGCGCGGGTGATCGAAACCATGAAGGGTCTCCAGACATGCGAAGACCCCGCGACTGGCGGGGTCAGGATTACAGGGTCCGGCGCGGGCCCAGCCGGTCAGGAGACCGGGTGACAGTAGATCTCGTAGGTGGCCCCGACACGGCGCAGGGCGGTGTTCTCGTAGGGTCGGACGGCGGGCCGGGAGATGGTGCCCGTTCGGCCGAACACGGCCCGCTCAGTTACCGAACCGCGCAACTGGGTGAGGATCCAGCCGCGAATGGCTGCCGCCAGAGCGATCGCATCCGCGCGGGTGGCGTCGTAGATGTCGATGTCGACGAACGGCCGGTCCAGGCGGATGCCGTCGTCGCCCCCACCCACGACCTGGACCTGCACTGTCGGCAGCTCGTTGAGCAGGTTGTTGTCGAGTTCGTCGCGCACCACCACGGTGTCCCCGAGGAACCCGCGAAGAGCGATCATGAGCTCCAGCTCGACGTCGACCGACCCGACATCAGCCATTGGCGCCACCCACCTGAGCAGCCCGCAGCAGAACATGGTGCGCAGGCACCTTCTCCGTGCCGTACTCCACCCAGCGGGCGTAGTAAGACGTGTTGCGGACGTAGGCCACCGCGCGGTCCCGGTTCCGGCCACCGCGGGCCGTGCTCGCGGTCTCCCACGACGCCTTGTACTGGCCGGCCGTGGACCCCTTCTCGTAGACCGGGGAGATCGCCACCGCCACCGACTTGATGACCTCGGCCCGGCGCAGCATCTCTGCCCGCATACCCGGCATCCGCAGCATCTGCCCGACACCCTTGCGCTTCATCTTGAACCGTGCAGCCACAGCACCTCCTAGCCGGTCACCCGGTCCGCCGCGAACTGCACCACCCCGCGGAGCCCGGTGAAGGGGTTGCGGCCCCAGTCGCCGGGCTCGCCCGTGATCTCACAGACCACGCCACGGATGCGGGCCTTGTCGGTGGTGCGGATGTCGGTGCCAGCTGGGGCGTAGACCGTCCAGCCGATGATGACCGTGTCCCGTGCCTGCTGCTCCGACCCGCCCACCGTCGGCGTCTGCTCCCGTGGGGTGACCACGCAGCCGGGCACGTCGAACGACTCGTCCGGCCCGGGCAGCGGCTGCCCGCGCGGGTCCCGCCCGGGCGAGGGGCCGGCGCGCAGGATCCGCACCGTCTCCCCGAACGGATACGGGGCGGGCACCTACACCCACCCCCAGCCCGGCTCCCACTTCAGCGGCGGCCCGTAGTCGTCGTCGACCGGATACGTCGGCGACGGGTCCGCCGTGGCCGGTGTCGGGTCCACGGTGAACGCCCCGCCGCGGCCGGCCGCCGACTTCAGCGCCGCCTTGTCCGACCGCGTCAGATACAAGCCGCCGGAGCCCTGGGGGCGCTGCACCGACATCGGGCCGATCGTCTCGTAGGAGACCTGCTGCGGGTTGACGTAGGCGCGGCCGGCCGCCGACAGGACCACCGCGGTGGCCTGGTCCGGCAGCGGCTTCACCACCGTCTCGCACAGCGCCACTGCCTGCTCGATCAGCAGGTCCGCCCGGTCACCGTCAACTTCGGACATGCCGAGGTACAGGCCGAGCTGCTCAGCCGTAGGGGGCACGAACGCCACAGCGACCTCCTAGGTCAGGGCCTCCACTGCGTTACACCAGGCGGCCAGCTCGGCAGTCGGATCCAGCTCGGCGCTGCGCGCCTTGGCCCGCTTCGACGCCAGCCGGTACTCGGCGGGTGTCAGCAGCTTGCGCAGCACCGCCTCGTAGCCGGGCACGTCGTTGCGGTCGACGAATACACCGGCCTCGCCGAGCGACTCGCACAGGCCCGGCGTGGGGTGGGCCACGACCGGGATGCCGCTCGCGAGCGCCTCGACGCCGGCCCGGCCCCAGGACTCGTAGGAGGACGGCATCAGCAGCACCTTCGTGCGGGCGTACACCTGCTCCCGCATGTCCTCGCCGCGCACGTGGTCGACGACCTCGACGTTCGGCAGGTCAGGAAGGATCTGCTCGCCGTAGGCGCCCTTCACCGCGAGGAACTGCTGCTCCGGCATGCGACGGGCCAGCGCATCGAGGGCCTTGCCGCCCTTTTCCGGGTTGCAGTTGACCAACGTGATCGCCTTGCCGGGCCGGGTGGCGTACTCGCTGGCGAACACCGGCGGGCGCACGATCAGCTCGCCTGCGGGGCGCACGGCCTTCGGGTACTCGGCGAAGAACAACTCCGCCTCTCTCCGCATCCACTGGCTGTTGTAGACCGCCAGCGCTGTCCCGCCCGCCGCCATGTCGCGGAACGTCGGCCGGTGCGTGTTGTGGCAAACCACCACCACCGGCTTGCCGTAGCCGCGGGCCAAGGACGACGTGGACGGCACGCACTCCAGGTGAGAGATGAGCACGTCCGCCTTGCGGACCGTCGTGGGGAAGTCCAGGCGGGCCTCCAGCGGCACCACGCGGATGCCCCGGTACTCGTAGACCTTGCTGGCCTTCCCGTACCGGGACAGCCACACAGACACGTCGTGCCCACGCTCCACCAGAGGCCGCAGCATCGACACGAGCATGTGCTCGGCGCCCGCGTTGTGCTCCGGCGGCATCGCGTGAACGCGAGCCACGATACGGAGCGCGGTCCCGCCCGGCGCGGAAGCCGGGACCGCCCCCATCAGGAACCGCTCGGCGTGCCGGTGAACTTCACGAACGCCTCCGCGTCGCCCAGGACGAAGCCGTAGTAGGCCTCCGCCAGGAGCAGCACCAGGTTCTCCTGGAACGCGGAGTGCACGCCGCCGTCCTCGTCGATGTACGTCGCCTCCCGGGACAGGCGGATGCTGATCTCCATGCCCACACCGTAGGCGGCCTGGGAGAAGTCGCCGCCGATCGCGCGCAGGCCCGAGTCGACGCTGGTGGACTGGCGGCGCAGCTTGCCGGAGACGCTGCGGGAGTAGGCGATCGGCTCGCCGATCAGCTCGCCCTGCAGTGCAGCCCCAGTACCGGCGCCCGGCTGGCGGGTCGCCACGAACAGCGGCTCGCCCGTGGTGGACGTGGCGGCGAGGAGCTTCGGCTTCAGCCGGTTGTCGGCGACGGTCCCGGTGTAGTCCCAGTCGTCATCGATGATCTCCTCCATGCCGGCGACGAAGTCGCCCCAGATACCGCCCTGGTTCTGTGCGGTCGTGCCGAGCGAGACGGCCTTGGATGTGGCGGCCAGGTAGTCGGCGAAGGGGCCGGTGCCACCCTTCATGTTCTTGCCGTGGATCGTGGCCATGTCGAAGGCCCGGGCGAACGCGGTCGGCAGATCGCGCTGCAGCTGCGTCCACAGGCCGGCCGCGTTGGAGCTCGCGACCTCCATCGACACGGGGATGAGAACGGCGATCTTCTTGCCGCTCATCTGCTTGACCTCGACGCCGCCCGAGCTGAGCGGCTTACGGCCACCCTCGTTCACCCAGTCCGCCATGGGCACGTCGAGCGGCACCGGCACCGCGGTGTTCGCCGTCATCGACAGCGGGACCCGCCGGGCCAGTGACATGACCGCGGAGCCCTCGACGGACTTCTCGAAGATGGGACCGACCAGCGTCTCCGGCAGGAAGACGGGGTCGATGGTGGAGAGCTTGACCGGATTGGTGGCCATCGGGGACTACCTTTCTCAGTGGCCCCGTGCGAGGCCCTGCGTCATGAAGTCGGCGAACACCGCCGCCGGATCGTTGGGGGTTCTGCTGCCGTTGCCCGACGAGCCCTGCGTGCGGTCCGCCTTCGGCGCCCGCGGCGAGGTGTCGGCCGGCTTGGCGAGGTGCGGCTTCCGCTTCAGCAGGTCCTTCAGGTCCTGCTGAAGCGCAGCGGTGTCGACGTCGCCGTCGTCGTCCACGTAGGACGTGAGGTCGAGGAAGGCGTGAGCGTCCTCCGGGTCGGCGAAGTCGGCTGCCGCCAGAGCCTTCACCTCGGACCGAACCGCCCGCTGCTGGAGCGCCTGGATCCGCTGCGCGGAGGCCGTGAGCTGCTCGGTGAGCCGCTCCTGCTCCGACTTCTGCGCGTCCTCCAGTTCCTGCGCCTTCTGCGCCAGGGGCTTGGTCTCCTGGTACTTCGTGCGCCAGCTGGCGGACTCCTTTCGGAGCTTCTCGATCTCCTTGCGTGCCGCGGCAGGGTCCGCCCACGGATCCGCCGGCGCCTGCTCCGCCTCCGGGGCGGCCTCGGCCTTCTGCGGTTCCACCTCGACCTGCTCGGTCGTCTCCTCGTTCTCGGGCATGGCTAGTTGGCCCTCCAGGGGCTGAGAAAGGCCGCCACCGGGGCAGCCGTAGGGGTTGGTCAGTTCGAGCCCGGCAGCGGATGGCTGTCGTGCTCCGCGAGCGCCCGCCGGAACAGGCGCAGCTGGCCACCGGAGTGGCCCTGCGCGTACTCGCGGTAGATGCGCTCCCACTCACGGGCGTGTGGGGACAGCTCGAACCGCTGCCCCTTGAACACCGGAACCACGCCGCAGTGACAGCCGTCGTGCGCCCGGAAATCCGCGGTGTCCTCCTTGTACACCGCGCCACGCGCGGCAAGGAGCTTGCAGAACGCGCACGCCCCGAGCGCCGCCGACCGCGCCCATGCGGTGGCCTGACGGTCCTGCCGCACCGCCTCCTGGACAGTGCCGCGGCCCGTGTCGGCGACGAGCTTCTGCGCGGCCTGCTCGGCCTTCACCTCAGCCGCGTCCAGCCGGACGCTCAGCGGCTGAAGTTGGGCTGGTGTCGCCTCCCCGGGCTCGCGCGGCCACAGATCCTTCGTTGCCCATCGCAGCGACGCCTCCGTCTGCTCCTGCGGCGGCGGCTCGGCGACCGGCACGGTGAAGACGCCCGGCACGCCGGCCGCTTCACGCTGCGCGTCGTAGAACTCGGCGGCCAGATGCGAAGAGGTCCGGGCGTACTGTTCGATGACCGCGGTCATCGCCGTGAGCCAGTCCGGTATGGACTCCCTCAGCCGCGAGGGCAGGATCAGTCGGCGGAGGCCACGGACGTCGCGCACCAGCAGCCGGGTCAGACCGATCTGCGCGGCCCGGTACCGGGCCGCGGCGTCACCGCTGTCCGAGACCGCCGTCGCCACCGGTCACCTCCGCCGTCGGCGGTAGCTCCTGCTCCCCGTTCAGCGCGGCAAGGCGCTCCATCAGTTGGCCGCCCGCCGCGGCGCCGGCGCTCCGCCGCCGCTCGGCCGCGACCCGGCGCCGCTGGTCCTCGCTCAGGCCCGCCATCTCCAGCACCACATCGCCGTCCGCGGGCAGGATCCCAGCCTGGACCATCTTCACCGCGGCATCCGTCTGGGCCGCGATCGTCGGTGTCGCCGGATTCCGCCACACGCACTCGATCCGGCGTTCCTTCGGTGGGGGCTCCCCGTCCCGGAACCACAGCGCCAGCCGCATCGCGTCCCGGTGCGTCGCCGAGAACCGGCGGATCCTCCGCTCGGCCTTCTTCACCAGCATCGCCTCAGACGAGCGGATCGCATCCGCTGACGCCGGGTTGTCGCTGGTGTAGCCCAGCATGTGCGGCGGCAGACCCAACTGGGTGGCCATGATCCGCGCATACAGGTCGATGATCTTCGTCTGGCCGGAGGGGTCATGAGCCGTGAACGCACCGACGGTCGGCACGTTGCCGTCCTCGTCCCGCTCCAGGGCCAGCACACGGCCGATGTACGTCTCCCACGCGCTCTTGGCGTTGCCCTCCGCGTCCTGGAAGGCGCTCTCGGAGGCGCCCAGGATGTAGCGCTGCGGAGCGCCGAAGAACTCCGCTTGAACCTCGATGCCCATCAGCCGCCGGCATGCCGCATCGGTGATCGACATGACCTCGGGCGTGATCTCGCTCTTGCCGACCCGGTCGGCGGTGCGCTGCCGGTTCGCCATCCGCAGCACCGGCACCACGCCCAGGTTGTGGACGTCCCGGTCGAAGACCTCCCAGCCGCCATCCGCCTCGGCCGCATACACGGTCTGATCCGGCAGATACAGGGTCACGATCCGCAGCCCGTCCTCAACGGACTCACGCAACGCCGCGGTCGCCAGCCGCAGCCGGGCGTCCCAGAACATCGTCATGTCGAGCGGCGACTCGAACGTGATCAGCGGCGGATCACCGTCTTCACCCGAGCCGACCGCCACGTACTCGCGGCCGTAGGTGAGCGCGTCCAGGTGCGCCAGCGAAGCCTCGTCGTACAGGTCGTTCGACTCGGCGATCTCCTCCAGGTTCGTAGCGTCCGAGCCGTCGGCCCAGCGAAAGGCCTCAAGGTCGAGACGCTGCTCCAGCGCTTCCACGCCGATGCGAGGCCAGCCGATGACCGTGTGCAGGGTCTTCAGCTGCGGCGGGATACTGATACCGAGATCACGGACGATCTGCTCGCCGTTGAAGTAGGCGTCCAGCAGCTCCAGCCGGAAGCGGTGGGACAACAGGTCGGTGCGCAGCGCCGTCAGCAGGCCCAGCTCGTCCGGCGACAACGAAAGGGCCGGCAATTCCGGAATGACCGCGGTCATCGCAGCACCACCACCCTTCCGGCACGCGCCTTCTTCTTACCGAGACCCTTGGCCAGCGCATCAACCCGGCACTGCCACGCGAGCACCGCGGCCACAGCGGCATCGATCTTTCGGGGAGACTCCGGGTGCTCCTTGGCGATCTGGATGCCCGATCGCGACTCACGGCGCCGGGCATTCAGGATGTGCCGCGTCAGCACGCTCGACCCGTCGTGCGTCAGCTCCCCATCCACGACCGACGAGCGGAACTTCTCCAGCGCCCGCACAATCTGAACCGCCCGTCCACCCGTCATCCACCACTCGATCGGGTGCTGCACCGACGACTTCACCTTGAGCCGACGCCCGTGCTTCGCCTCCAGAGCTGCGATGTGCGACTCCCACTTCGCCGGGTCGGCGTACATGCCGACCACCCGGAAGTCCCGGAAGGCGTCCTCCACCGCGGCCAGCACCTCAACAGTGGGCACCTGCCAGTCGACACCGAACACGCCGTCCGGCTGCTCCCAGCAGCCCAGCAGGAAGAGGTGCCCATCCGCCACGCGACAGCCCACCAGAGCCGTCGCGTCCGTAACCCCGCGCGAACGGCGGCGCGATCCGTCAAAGCCGAGAACGATCTCATCCCGATCCCCGACGACCTTCTCCGGCGCCGCCGCAGCCGCCCACTCTGGCTGGCTGATCCAGCCGTCCGTGGCGTGCGTGACCTGGTTGAGGTAGTAGCGGCGGGCATCCTGGGGGTCCGTGTCCGGGTCCCAGTACTCCGCCAGCAGGCGCCGCAGATTCACCCAGCCGCCGTTGCGGTCCGCCGAGTCCCCGTAAGCCACCGCCAGCCCGTCCAGCAGTGAGCGCTCGTCGGCCGGGTCCGTATCTGCCGGCGCCTCACGATGGTCGAAGAGAAGGCCCTCGTCGAGCTTCAGCTTGCCTTCCTGCTGCTTCTTCCACGCCTCAAACGACCTCTCCGCCACGGACTCCTCGCCCGGGATGAAGGCGTTCGGCGTCTCGACGGAGCAGCCGTTCACCTTGCCCAAGTTGCGGCGGATCGTGGCCGCCAGCTTTCGGCCGCCGTTCGAGGGGATCCACGACTCCGTCTGGTCCATCGCCGAGAACACCGGTCGGAACCCCTCTCGGCTCGTGCCCGAGCTGGTGACGAACTCGATGCGCCCTCGGGGGACGTTGACGAAGCTCTCCATCGGCTCGATGTCGTAGGCGTCGAGCACGGGCCCGCCGCGTGCCATCTCCAGTAGCGGATCCCAGGTGTTCGCCGTCTGATCTTCCGATACGGCGACGATCTGCACCTTCGCCTTGAACCCCAGAGAGGTCCAAGGGCGCCCGACCGGCTCCCCGTCCGCATCCCAGCCGTCCGGAACAACATCCGCCAGAGCCTCCGCAAGGCACAGAGCTGCGACCAGGGGCGACTTCCCCCAGCCCTTCGGGCGCGAGAGAACGGCCCGCCGGATCTTGCGTCCGTTACGAAGAGCGCGCCCCCCGATGGCCGGCCCCTTGAAGCCGGGGTCGATCGCGTACAACTGCAGGACGAACATCGCCTGCTCATCGGTGAACTCCAGCGGCTCACCAGCAGCTGGCCCGTCCGGAACGATCAGGTTGTCCGCGATCCAGCCCAGCACCTGATATCCGAGAGTCGGCACCTCTCCGGGATAGGAAGGTCCGCGCCAAGGCATCGGATCACCCCCCGGAAGATTTGCCCTCCTCGCCGGGCTTCACGACCCGCAGCTTCGCGTACCGAGCCTTCGCCGCCTCCGTACCCGACGACCCCTTGCCGCCGTCAGCGTCATCAGCTTCAGCGAACGCCATCCGCAGCCGTGCCCGGTCCTCCATCGTGGCGCCATGCTTCGCCACCCGAAGCCGAAGCTCCGCGGCCACCGACACGTCACCGCGCCAGAACCGGGCATGGATCAGAGCCGTGTCCAGCAGGAAGTCCCAGTCTGTGGACCCGAAGTGCTCCGCCTGCGGCGAGTCGATCCACATCTGCCACCACTCGCGCGTGCGCTCGGGCCAGATGAACTCGACCAGCTCGCCATCCTTCTCGATCCGGAAGTCGGGCAGCTCGGGCGCTCCGGCCCGCTCGAAGCGGAGGACCGTCTGCGGCTGCGCCTCCTTGTTCCGGCGCGCCCGACGGGAGGGGTCCTTCGGGGCCGGTCCCACGCCTGCCATTCAGACCACCTCCCAGAATCCCAGACCCGTACAGAAGGACAGCGGCAATACGTCCCCGATCCGGGAAGATCGCCGGGAGGGGGTATCCCCCCAGGGTGATCACGCCTCGCTGGCTGGTGATCAGTCGTCCGAGTCATTGGCCGGCCCGTCGGTCTCGCGGCCGTCGAGACTGTGGTGGATCACGAGCCATGCGATCGATCCGTCGTCACGCGCGATCGGCCTGATCGTCGGTCCGCAGACACAGTCGTCCTCGGCTACGTGCTCCACCGCATCACCCAGCAGCACGACGTGCAGCACCCTGACCACTCTCCCCGCTGCTGTGGGCCTGTGCTCTGCCGCGCCTCGTGGCCGGCCTGTCTACCTGCCTCGCCTACCTGCGTTGGCTCGGCTGCCTGTGTACGCGCCTGTCGCCCTGCGGTGCAGGAGCTGGCAGTAGCCCTTGGCCCTGCTGCCCATGTACTTGTGCAGCTGGCGTGTGCACCTGGTCCAGTCGCCGGCTGTGCCCCATCGGATCTTGGCTGCGCCTGGTCCGCTGGTCCAGTACCTGCGGAGTGTGGATGCGTTGCCTCGGCTTCCTCGTCCCTTGCTTGCCACAGTGGATCACTCCTCTTGCGGCGCGGGCTCCTGCTGTTCGTCTACCCGTTCGACGCGTTGGACTTGCGTGGCGGGGATGGCGATGGCCACTCGGTTCGGCGCGATGAGGTCGCGGTCTTTGAAGAGGACCCAGCCGTCTACGAACTCGACGGTGAGGTTGGGGTCTTCGATGAGGGTGTCGTCACCGTGCCGTTCGACGTGGATGACCAGGTAGGCGGGCACGGCGTCACCTCAGTCCGGGGTGGGGTTCTTCGGGCCGGCGTCGTCCAGGCTTGGGGTTGGCGCGCTGGGCGTCGTTGCCTTCCCGGCTGGACTTGCGCAGGTGGCAGGGTTCGCAGACACCCTGTAGCTGCGACGGCCGATCGTCATCGGTCTTGGGCTTGATGTGGTCGCAGTGGGTTGCCGGTCGAACTCCGCACAGTACGCATGTCACGTCGCGGGCGAGGATCCGGGCGCGGATCTTCTGCCAGTTCGATGGCAGCCGAGCCTTGCGGTCCGAGCCCTGCCAGCCGCCGCTCACGGCGCGCTGACATCTTGTTCTCGCGTGGCGTCAACCTGCTCCCGCATGCCACGAGCAGCGTTGACGATGTCATCCCAGTCGCGCAGTCGGTCCAGACCGAGCGCGTCGGTCAGACTGGCCTTGCGTAGCTCCTCGATGGCGTAGCGCTTGTCCATGAAGGCCTTGAGCTTCTCCTCGGCCTGGATGGCTCGCTCGTTCGGGCGAGGCGTCTCGGCCTGCTCCTCCGCCTCACTGAGATAGCCGGTGAGGTCGTTCGCCGGGATGTCGATGGTCTCCTCAAAGACGAGGACGGCGCGGGCTCCGATCTTCTCCGCGATGCCGTCGAACTCGCTGGCGGGCTCGGGCTGGTCGAGGCCGGTGATGTACCGGCGCGCGACATACCCGTCGACGACGAGGACGAAGGGCGGTCGGTCGTCTCCGGCGCCTTCGGGGAGTTGAAGGATCTGCAAGCGGGCCATGGGCGCGGGCCTTCCGTGTGGTCGGGTCAGGTGCGGCGGCTCCACCACCACACGCCGAGGGTGTCGCCGCGCATCGCCTCGGTTCGGCCGCCGAGCTGGCCGAGCACGGAGTCCATGTCGTCGGCGTCCCAGTGATGGATGTGCTCCTCGTGCGGGTTGCCGTCGACTTCGCCTTGTGGGGCCTCAACGATGGGCACGCTGACGAGGATGTTCCAGGCCCCGGCCGCCTCGGCTTTGTGCAGCAGGGCTACGGTGTCCTCGCGGGGCATGTGTTCCAGCACGTCGCCGAAGATGACGAGGTCCCGGTGGAACAGGTGCTCGGCGGACTGGCGGGCGTCCTCAACGTGGATCTCGTCGTACATAGCCCGGGTCTTCGTCGACTTGAGCTTGTACTTGGCGACGTAGGGCTTGTGAATCTCGATGGCCGTCCACCAGATGCCCTTGTGCTCGGGCCGGAAGAGCTTGGCGTAGGTGCCTTCGCCGGGTCCGACGTCGGTGACGGTGTTGGGCTGGTGGTGCTTGAACCGTTCGAGGGACCAGTCCTTGCCCTCGGTGATGCTCGTCGGCACGGTGGTCTCCTCGACGGTCAGCTGGCGCCGACCCATACGTTGTTGGCGTCGGGGGTGTAGCCGGACAGGGTGATGCTGGTGGGCAGGCTGGTCTGGCCGGAGGCGCTGCGGCAGAACCGGTAGCTGCCGGCGGTGAGGTTGGCATTGCCGGGGGTGAAGTTGGCGCCGAGCGTGGAGCCGCAGGCGAACGTCGGCGAGGTGGTCCCGTTGTGCAGCAGGGCCAGGTAGTACTTGCCAGCCGCCGCGGAGTACGGCGCGGTCAGTGACATCGCCTTGTTGCCGGCCGAGTTCCAGGTTGTCGACATGTCGCCTGTGACGCCGCGGCGGGCGCCGCTTGTGTCGTACAGCCCTGCGAGGCACTGGCCCGCGGTGAGGCCGGAGCCGGCGGTGCCGATGACGACGTTGACTTTGCTGATGGTGGCGGCCTGCCGGAGCACGATCTCGATCAGGTAGATGAAGCCCGCCGACAGCGTGGTGCCGCTCGTGCTGCAGCAGGCCGGGTCGAAGCTCCACGCGATCAGCCCTTGATCGGATGGGGTCCAGGCGTTGCCGTAGGCGGCGAGGGTGAGGTAGCGGGCGTCTGCGTCGGACTGGGTGAGCGCGCCGATCGCCGCGGGGGTGATCGGGTCGGTGCCGCCGAAGGAGTGGCTGCCGGCGTGGGCGGTGGGGATGCGCGCGTTGCTGAGTCGCGAGTCGTCGCCGGCAGCGACGGTGCCTGCCGCGGTGCCGACGTTCAGCGTGGCGGCCCCGCCGAGACCGAGGTTCGTGCGGGCAGTGGCCGGCGAGGCCAGGTCGCTCAGGTTGGCGGCCTTGGCGAGCTTGCCGTCCGCGTAGGCCCGGTCGCCGTGCGGGTCGGTGGCGGCCGTGTGCGCGGCCACGGCCGTCGACGCGGCGCCCGCCGCGTCGGCGCCGACATCGGCCGGGCCGAGGATGAGGTTGCCGTCCGGGCCGGGGGTGAACCCGTTGACCGAGGTGACGCTGCCCTGCCCGGGCATGACGATCGAGGTGTCGACCTCGATGACGGTGGCGGGCTGCCCGCCCGCAACGTCGATCGCGTCCGGCTCGGTCTCGCCGGTGACCTGGATCTTCACCGGGTCACCTCCAGCGAGGTCGTGACCCGGCCTTGCAGGATCCGCACGACCGTCGTCCCGGTGACCATCTCCAGGTCCCACACCCCGTTCCGTGTCAGCATCTGCGTCTGCGCGGCGGGGATCGCGAGACGGACCGCGGGGCCGAGGACGGTCAGATAGGGGGTGAGATCGAGGAGGAGTTCACCGCTGTCTGCGGGAGCGGACCGGATCTGAGCGCGGGCTGTCCACCCGTCCCAGGTCCAGTCGGTCGGCTCGACGACGGTGTACGTCTGCATGAAGGTGCTGCCCTGCTCGATGAGGAGGTGCTGTTCTCCGGCGGACATCGCGGCCACCTCCGGTATGGGCGAGCTGGCTGCGTCCGCGACGAGCGCCGCTTCGGCGGTCAGGTCGGCGGCGGCGCGTGCCGAGAGAGTCGGGGCCGCGGCCAGTGTGCTGTCGGCGGCCAGGTCGCTGACTGCGTGCGCGGAGACGGCGGGTGCCGCAGTGAGCGCGGTCGTGGCGGTGAGGTCTGCGGTGCCGGTCCATACGGCGCCGTCGGCGAGGGTGTTGACGTTGTCGTAGGCGGCGTAGTCGGTGGTGCCGGTGTCGCGGTGGGCCCACAGGTCGAGGCGGCACTGTTCGGCAGCGTCGACGACCCAGGCCGGCGTCGTGGCCGTGCGCCGATTCGTCCACGTTGTGCCGTCGGGCGAGGTGTCCCAGTAGACGGTGCCGGCGTCCTCGCGGAGCCGCAGCCACCGGTGCGTCGTCGAGCTGTAGGCGATCTCGATGGCGTTGTCGTCCCAGAAGCCGATGTTGGACTCGATGCGGAGCATCCCGGTGACGGCGTTGTAGTGGAAGCCGATGCTGGCGCCGGCCGTCGGGCTGGTGACGTGCATGTTGCAGCTGACGTCACTGCCGCCCGACGCTGCAGGAACGGCCGCGAGCTTGAGGAAGACCGTGGCCCCGGCAAACGACCAGCTGGCGCCGGTCTGGTAGCTGGCGAACCCGCCGGCGACGCAGGGCACTCGGGCCTGTCCGCCGGTCTCGTTCGCACCGCCGTAGGAGTCACCCCAGTCCGGGCCGATCACGCCATCGTTGAAGTTGTCGACCAGGGTGGACAGGGACGGCACGGGCGCCTCCCTACGCGAGCGAGAACGTCAAAGCCCCGGCGACCAGCCTCAGCTCGTCACCGGCTGCAACGGTGCGGGAGACGGTGAGCGGCCCGTACCAGAGCCGGACCGGCGTGCCAGCCGAGTCCCACACCTCGACACCGACCACGGTCGCCGCCGGCATGTTCGTCCAGACCAGGTCGGCCGAGTTACTGGTGGCCCCGGCGACGGCTGCGCCGACGGACAGGGTCTGCCGCGCGTAGCCGCCGCCGGTGACCTCGGTCCCCGCGGTCGTCTCGTCGCCGATCGCGGTGACGAGCGCAACCTTGAGCGGCGCGGTGGGAGCGGTCGGGCTGCCGCCGAGGATCCAGTCGAGTGCCCGGTTCTCGCCGGTGTTGGTCAAGTTGTCGGCCACGCGCGGCCTCCTTCAGGAAGTGCGCCGCGTGGCGCGAGGTGGGTCCCGCCGCCCGGGACGGAGAGCGGACGGCGGGACGATCAGGCGGCCTTGGGCCGGCGCTGCGGCATGGGCCGGTAGGTGACGGCTCGCTGCTGTATCTCGGGCAGGGCGTACATGGTCTTGTACTCGTGCCCTTGGCCGGTGAGCCGGCCGTCGCCTTCGAACCGGCGGATTTTGCCACGCCGGGCCCACTGCCGGATGACGGGGCCGGGGACGCCGGTTGCAGCGGTGGCTTCGTGCTCGTAGACGAGGTCGTCGGGGTACAGCTCGGTGACGTCCATCGTGGCCTCCCCCGGGCATGCGAAAGGCCCCCGGCAGCTGCTGGGGGCCTAGATGCTTGCGGGCACACGTGTCCTGCCCTGGGGGCACTGTGACATACCGGTGATCGGCAGGTCAAGCAAGACGCTTACAGGCCCGTGTTACTGGGTGGTCTTGCCTTCACGTCCATTCCCAGTTCTGGCGGGAGCGGGCGGCCCGGCGGGCGGCGTCTCCGATCTCGGTGGCGAGGCTGCCCCAGTCGGCGGGCATGAGCCGGTGCTGGGCGGCCTTGTGGAGGAGGTCACCGATGCGGCCAGCCTGGCGGGGCGGGATGCTGGCGACGTCGTCGAGGGTCCCATCGAAAAGGTCGGCGATCTCCCTCCACTCCCTGCTGTTGAGGGTGTGGGCCAGGTGCTGGCCGAGGTTGCTGATCGCCGTGGCGGATGGCGGGTTGGACGGCCCTCCGTGGCTGATGCTGATACCCATGGTTAGACCTCCTTGGCGAGGTACCGGAGCCGCTTCGGAAGCCGCTTCGCGGCGTCGATGACGGCCTGGTTGAGGCGCAGGTACTCGGGTGTCTCGTGGGTGATGCCGGCGGCGGCTTCTTTGGCCGTGTGCTCGTGCAGGTTGGCCTGTGCTCGCCGGAACGCGGCGAGGTGCTCGTTCTCGGCGGCGTACACGTCGAGCTCGTACTGGCTGATGGGCATGGCGATCTCCTAGAGGTTGCGGCTGTGGGCGAGGTTGGCGGCGCGGTCGAAGGCGAGGAGCACGGGCGCGCTGCTGGTCTGCTGGGCGTTCCAGGACGGGATCGTCTCGGCCTGCCAGTGACGCTTGATCGCTTCGAGGAGGATGAAGCAGGCCTCGTCGGCCTGCCGGGGGCTGTCGGCTTCGAGGCGGATCGCGCGGATCGGGCAGACGGCACCGGACTCGTCGAAAAGGGCGTCCCGGCACCAGCCGACGGTCTCGATCCGCACCCAGGCCCGGTGGAGGAGCGCGGCAATCGGCGTCCGGTACGGGCAGGGTCCGGCCGGGAGCGGGGTGGTGACGGGGAGGCGGATGACGTCGTCCAGGTCGACCGGGGTGGTGGTGATGCGGGCGTCGACGGCGAGCGCGGCGAGCGCGAGCCGCTCGTCGATGGTCAGGGCTCGGGGCGGGCTTGTCGTGGGGGCGGTGATCGTGGTCATGTGGGTGGGCTCTCTGCGCGGTGACGTGTGGATGAGTGGCGGGGCGCCCCTGGGTTGCTGGCAGGCTTCGAGGGGCGCCCCGGCGGCGCTATGCGCCTTCGCCGAACTTGACGGCCATGGTCGCTTCGAGGAGTTCGGCGGCCTCACTGCCGTCGGTCTGCCTGGTGTTGAAGCGTGCGGTGACCTCGGCAACGATGCGGTCGGTCGCCTGGCGGTCGCCGCGCTTCTTCGCGGCGACGTAGTCGCGGACGGACTTGTGCTTGTACTGCATGGCGATCTCCTTCTGGTTGGGTTGGCGGTCCGGAGGGTCTATCGGCGGCTGCTGGCCTTGGCGCGGTCGCCACGGCGGAGCCGGTCGAGAACTCCTTGAGAGGTGGGGCCGGCGACCTGCGGTCCAGGCGTGCCGATCTCGCGCATGTCCGGCTTCTTCTCGTAGACGGTGCCTTCCTGGGAGAGGAGGCCTTCGGCGGAGAGGTGGCCGGTCATCCAGTGGCCGGTGATCGGGGACCGCCAGTCGAAGGTGTGGGCGGCGTACAGTTCGTCGGCCTCGTAGGGCGCGATGTTCTTCGCGGTTTTGCGGATGGTGTAGACGGTCTTGCCCTTGCTGAGCCAGCGGTCGAGGTCCTTGGCGCCCTTCTTGGTGGGCTCCCAGGTACGTCCGGCCATGAATGATCTCCTGTCTCGGGTGAAGGTTGCTTTGTCATGCTTTGGGTGGTCTGTCGGGTGGTAGGCGCCCGGTCGGTGAGACTTTTGCGGTGGTATGTCACCCGGTCGAGCCTCCGACGCCCTGGTCGCCCGACCGGGCCGGGTCTCCGTCCGACCGGGCGGCATACCGGGTCATACTGGTACGAGACCACGCGCCGACCGGGCGACGACCGGGTGATTTGCCCTACTTCCCGGCGAGCTGCTCACGGAAGTAGCCGTTCGGGTTCGCCAGCCCGTCGAGTGGGCCCAGCTTCCGGGTTCCGCCCACACCGGCCGCGCGCAGCCGGGCCTGCAAATCCGTCTCGGTCAGGTTCTGGTAGAGGTCCGGGCGGTGGGCGGCCAGCAGCTCGACGAGCCGCTTGGTGCGGGCCCGGTCCACTCCGTCGGCATCAAGGACGGCGATGCAGTCGGCGAGCAGTTCGCCGCCCTCGGTCGCCCGACCGGCCGTGCCGTACTTCGCGGCAAACCCGGTCAGCGTGCCGGCGTCGATGCGCAGCTGCCGACCGCGCAGACAGATCTCGCGGAACTCGGGGATCGTCATGAAGTCGGTCTTGAGGGTGACGTGGCCCTCCTCGCCGCCCTGGTCGAGGACGACGACGCCCTTCTGCGCGTCGAGCAGCATGTGCGGCGCCGCACCAGCGGCCACGGCGTCATCGCCGAGGACCATCCGGGAACTGGCAGCGCCCTTGACCCGGAAGCAGGCGCGCTTTCGGCACACGTCGCGCAGCAGGGTCGGCACGCTGGTGGCGTCGGGGCGCTGGGTGATGAGCAGGGCCATGCCGCCTGCGTACCGGCTGACACGGACGTACCGGGCGATGGTCTCGACGAGGACTTCCTTGCCGTTGCGCCCGCGGTCCTTGCTGTCCGGGTCGTCGTCCGTCTTGATCTTCATCATGGCGGCTGCGTCCAGGAGCTCCTGCAATTCGTCCATGATCAGCAGGGTCAGGCCGCGCTTCCACAACTCCGCCAGCTCCGGAGTGAGCTTGCCCTCGGGGCACTGCTCCGGGTGCTCCTCGGACAGCTGCTCCAGGCGCTCGCCGATCTCCTGCATGTCCGCAATCAGCGAGTTCAGCAGGTCCAGAACTGCGAGAACCTTCTCAGGAGTGTTGCCCGCTACGTAGGAGTGAGCGATCTGCTTGGTGGCGGCCCAGTCCGGGCCGGCCTTGCCGGTGGCCACGTGGACAGTCACGGACGGATCCAGGGCGGCGGCTGCCGCCACCAGGCGAGCCAGGAACGACTTGCCGTAGTCGGGCAGACCGCCCAGCAGGATGGAGCACCACACCAGCTCCAGGACGTGCCGGCCGCCGCGGGCGTCGGTGCCCAGCGGCACGCCGTACTGCCAGAAGTCGAGGCGGTCCGCGGTGAGCAACGGCGAGGGAATCGGCTTGCCCCCGTAGGGGTTGGGCTCGTTCGCCACCCACAGCACCACCTGCCCTTCGTGGCCGTCCTCGGAGGTGTCGGCGCGCATCTCGACCTGCGACTTCTTCACTCGCAGTGCCGAGGCGAGTTCTTCGGCGCGGGACGTGGCAGCGGCGGCCTTCATGCCGCGGGGCAGTTCGATCGTGGCCGTCCAGCCCGGTCCGGCGGGCTGGACGATGCCGACGACGTGCGTCTCGTCGCGCTGCGCTTCGGAGATGATGCTGGCCTTGACGAGCGCGGTGATCAGGTCGGCTTCGCCGCGAATCCGGGCTTCGTCCCGCGGGGCGGCCGGGTCCTGGGGCAGCTCGACCGCGCCGGGCTGGGGGCGGGTCCGGCCGTGGAACGCGCCCAGGCCCCAGGCGCCGAGCCCGGCAAGCAGGTCGATCCAGAGGCTGCCGGTGACGGCGCCGAAACTCACCCCGCCGGCGACCGCGCCAGCTGTGATCGCGGTCTTCGTCGCGAAGGCCTTCCGGTGCTCCTTGTAGTCGTCGCGGTAGCCGTCGGCCAGCTTCTTGAAGTGGGCGGCCTGGCCGACGTCGCCGGCTGCGTCGCGGACGGCCTGGTCGGCGTCGGCGATCAGCTGCGGGTAGTGGTTGTGGTAGCGGTCCAGCCACCACCGGCCGAGCTCCCGGTAGCCGCGGAAGGTGTGCGGCAGCAGGGCCAGGGATGCGATCTGGTTGGTGCGCTCGGCGATCGAGCGGATCGAGGCGGCCGGCTTCCGGCCGGCCGGCTCGTCCTTGAAGACCGGGGCTGACTCGACCGGCGGGACGAGCGTCAGCGTGCGGCGCTCCTCAGGCAGCGGCATAGCCATGGCGGGGTCAGTCCTTCTTCTCGGCGCGGACGGCGTCGCGCAGTCGGATGGCGTAGTCGTTGCGGCAGCCGACGGTCTCGCGGACGTTGCGGGCGGACAGCCGGTCTGCTCCGCCGAGGGCTTCGGCGAGCTTCCTCACGGCTTCCAGATCGGCCTCGGCAAGGGCCTTCTGAGGCTCCGTGTCGGCCTTACTCGAATCGGGGCCTTTCCCTTTACCCCCAAGGGCTGTACGGGTCTTTGGGGTGCCGCCGCGCGGTCCGCCACCGGGCTTACCGGTAGAGGTTCCGGAACCGCCTCCGTCGCCGCCGTTGGGGCCGAACAGGTCGGCGAGGAGGAGCTCGACGGCAACCCTCTCCGGGGTCTGCTCGGCGTGGGCAAGGACAGCAGAAACGTCGGCCTCGGCATCGAGCCGGTCGGCGATGACGCTGGCGGTCACACCGAGCGGCGCGCCCTCGATGTCCCACCAGGCGCGGGCCCAGGCGTCCTCCGACTTGAGGGTGCCGAAGGGGGCGGCGAGCAGCAGCTGCTTCTGCCGGTCGGCGACGTCCTTGAACTTACGGCGGCGGTCCTTCTCGTGCTTCGTGCGGGCCTTCTCCTCGGCGCGCTTCTTCGGGTCGGTGGCCGCGGCGGTAAGGGTGAGCACCCACTGGCGGACTTCAAAGAACAGCGGGCCGCCGAGCGTCACGGCGGCGAGTCCGAGGCCGGCGACGCGGGCGTTGTCCGGACTGACACCGTGATCGGTGAGGCTGAGCCCGTACTGGTAGTTGATGTTGGCTGCGAAGCCGGCGGCGGCCAGCGACAGGATTCGCAGCAGCCACCGCACCCACATGGGGAGTTTCCGCTCGTCGGCGTAGGCAACGCCGGCAGCCATCACCCAGGCCGCGCCTTCCACGGCCGGACCGACCGGGAACAGCATCCAGTAGATCGAGACGAAGTGGATGATCTGCGCCGGGAGGGAGGCGAGCGCCGAAGCGGCGACGAGGGCGAGGGTGCCCTTGCGGTACACGTTGCCGGGCGTCAGCGCCTTCTCGCGGCGGGCTGCGCGGGCGGCACGGCGCTGGGAACGCTCGCGGCGCCGCTGGGCCTTCTCCTCCCGCTCGTCCTTGCGGGCCTCGCGTCGTTCCTCGCGGCGCAGCTTGGACTCGAACTCGCGGTCCTCCCGCCGCTGCTGGGCGTCGGCGGCCTTGTCGGCGCGGCGCTCCTCGAACCAGCTGCTCACGGTGATCGATTCCTCTCGGGTCAGTCGATGCGTTCGACGGTGACGATCAGGTCGCGGGGGTCGGTCTTCGCCGCGGCGATCCGACGTTCGAGATCCGCCTGGTCGTAGACGGTGATCGAGTCGGTGGGTGCCTTGGTGACCGGGTCGACGGGCTGGCCGGTACGCGAGGTCGCGGTGAGAATCCAGGCCATCGGGCTCACGCCTTCCGCAGCTGGTCGGGGCTGTAGGAGCGGTATCCCTTGACGGCCTCGGCGAGTCGGCCGTCGATGCCCTTCACGACGACTTCGCCGCCGGTCTCGTCGTAGAACACGACGCCGGTCTTACCGACCGTCCCCACGTTCTCCGGGCCGGCGGCGATGACGGTGACGCGGTCACCCTTCTTGAAGCTGCTCATGTCGATCAGTCCTCTCTGGTGGTCAGCTGGCGGTGACGCGGGCGCGTCGGTACAGGCGGACGGATTCGCCCTGGCGGGGCGACGTGTCGGGGGCGAGCCCGGTGAAGCGGTTCTCGCCAGGGCTGGTGGGCTGCCAGCTACGGGCGGGCCTGGGGCCGCGGCTGTCATCAGTGCGGCCGGAGCCGCCCTCGGCCTCGTTCCTCCAGGCGGCCATCAGTCGGCCACCACGGGCGCGGGCCGGTTGCGGAGCCAGGCGATGACACCGAGACCGAGCCAGGCCGGCCCCGGGACCAGGCCGACGATCACGGCGGCCCCGGTCAGGGCGGCGGCGATCGGGGCCGCGGCCGGCGGCCACACACCGACCGCGATCAGATACACGCCCAGCAGGGCGATGGCGATGATGCGGAACATGACGACCTCACAGGTCAGATGGATGGTGGGGGTGCTGGTCGGATCTCCAGGGCCCGCGTGCGAGACGCGGGCCGAGGGCTACCGATCAGCGGCCCGGGTGCCTTGCGATCTGGATGTCGCTGACCTCGATGTGGTCGGCGAAGCTCTTACGGATCTCCGCTTCGAGCCGGTCGGGGCTGGTGGTGCCGTTGTCGGCGAACGTGCCGATGAACGTGTCGGTGGCGCCCGTCTTGGTGTCGCAGATCTTCGCGGTGAACGGGATCTTCCGGCCCACGGTGGAGTCCTCTCTGGTTGGGTTCGGGTGGGTGGTGCGTGCCCCGGCCCGGATCCGATCCGGCACCCTCGCGGCTGATCCGGGGCTGTCCCGGCTCCTCTCACCGCCCGGCGCTGTCGGGCGGATCGGGCAGCCGGTCAGTCCTCCTGCTCCCAGTCGCCGGCCTCCCACACCTGCGGCGGGCAGTCGTCCATGGCCTCGGGATCGCGGAGGGTGCCGGGCGGCAGCTGCTCGTACTCGGTGGCCGGCATCAGACGGCAACCGGGAGGCGCAGGCCGTTGAGCTCGTCGACGAGGCGGGGGCCGAGCGGGGTGATGGCATCGACTCCGGCGGCCTGGTCGAGGATCAGACGGCGCGTCTCCTCGTCGGCCTGGATGAACTGGTCGATCAGGCGGGCACGGTCCTGAATGGACATGACGGATCACGGATCCTTTCGGGATCAAGAAGGGCGAGGTGGAAGGTCAGGCGGTGGGGCGGGGCAGGGCGCGGCACTTCTCCGCGTGGGCCTGGGCCCAGTCGCGGGCGGCGTCGCCGAGGCTGCTGGCGAAGAAGTCGTCGCCGAACGTGCTGGCGTCCATCCCGAGGTACGTGGAGACGTCCTTCTGCCTGCACCCCTGGCAGTAGGCGGTGATCGTGATGTCGGTGACCGTGCCAACGCTGGTCTGGCGGTCGATGCCGATGGCCTTGATGTCGACGGTGACGCCCGCGATGGTCAGGTAGCGGGCGATGACACCCTCGGGCCACTCGGTCGACTGGACGGTCTGGGCGGAAGCAGGCATGGCGGATCTCCTCGGCTGGTCAGGCAGAGACGGGAAGGGGTGGGTCAGGCTTCGATGACGTGGGCGATACGGCTCTCGGGGATCGAGTCCGTGACACCGCCGCTGTACTGCAGCACCACGAAGTCGCCGTCGTAGGCGCAGCTCTCCAGCCGCTCGGTCGCCCCCAGCGCCTCGAAGTGGCGCTCGTCGCCGTCGACGTAGCTGGTGCCGTCCGTGGTGATGATCTGGAACTTGGGCATGGCTGGTCTCCTCAACTGGTCAGGTTGGGATGGGATGGGGGTGCCGCGGGCGGTATGGGCGAGGGGATGACACCGCCCGCGGCGGCTAGAGACCGCGGGTGACGGCTGGGGGATGTACCACCACCCGCGGCAGTCAGGGGCCCTACTTGGGCAGGGGGTGCTCGCTGCGGTCGTTGACCGCATGGAGCCGGCGCATCATGCGCTCATAGCCGACGAACCCGGTCGCGAGCCGCTGCCCGGTCTCAACGTCCGTGACGGCCACCCGCAGCAGCCGACCCGAGTCGATGGGCTCGGCAACCGCGGCGATCACCTCGTCCGCCTTCGCCTGCGCCGCAGACAGACGCTCCAGGTCGGCGCTCACTGCACACCTCGCTCGGCGTCGAGGGCCGCGAGCAGGTCGAGCAGGACCCAGTGCAGGCCGGTGGCGGCGCGGATCATCTCGTCCTGGCTGTGGATGTTCGCCTGACCCTTCTCGGCGAGGACATTCCGGGCCCGGGCGATGGCATCCTGCAGAGACGGGACACCGACGTGCGCGTCCCTCTCCGGGTCGTGAAGCGGGGTGAAGGAGGCCACGGTCACCACCCCCGCAGCTGCATCACGCGGCGGCGCTCGGCCGGCTCGATCGGCAGCGGCGGCAGATCCGGCGTCGGCTCCACACGGCGGACGAACGTCGCCAGGTCGTGGGCGAGGCGGTCGGCCTCGGACAGGCCCGGCTGCGTCGGCGCGGGACGGGCGGCGTCGGCGGTCACCGGGCCACCCCCGTCCCCTGGACCTCGGCCGCGTAGGCGGTGGCCTTCGCGAGCATGCCCGGCACCTCGTCGACACCGTCGCCACCCCAGCCGGCGAGCGGGATCCAGCGCTTCGGCGCCTGCCCCTCCTCGAAGTCGGGGTCGGTGTCGTCGGCGGTCGGGAACCGGAACGTGTCCACGGCGAACCGCGACCACCGGCCGGCGGGCTCCTCCGTCGCGACGATCAGCACCGTGCCCGCACGCTGGATGCCGAGGATGCGGGCGTCGGACGGGGAACCGATGACGTCCAAGGCGCGGCGGGCGATCAGCTCGCGAAGCCGGGCGATACGGGCAGCGGGAAGGGTCGAGGTGTTCACGCGACACCACCGCGGGCCCGGCGCAGCGCCTCGTCCATGTCCGGGTCCGAATCGCCGGCCGCCTCGTTGTGCGCCCGGGCGGTGGCCGCGAGACCCCGAAGCTGGAGGGCGAAGCGGATCAGGTCATCGGCGAGCCGGTCGGTCATCTCCGGCGTGTGGTAATCCGGCAGGCCGTCCGTCTCGATCCCGATGTGCGCCCGCCGCAGCCGCGGGTCCGACGACGTCGGGTCGACCTGCAGCATCGCGTACATCAGCTGCGAGCCGTCCTGCTTCAGGAAGGACGAGATGCCGACGTTCTCGGAAGCCGACGTGTGGACGATGTCCTCGAACATCATCGGAGTGGCGAGGTGGTCCTCTGCGCACCACGACGGGCAGGTGATCGGCGCGACGTGCGCGGACTTGCGGGTGCCGATCAGGGCAGGGACGAGACGGTGACCCGGCGCCGGGGCCGGGAAGGCGGTGTTGGAACTGATTCGGGCATCGACTGGCGATACCTGTACCGTGTTCTTCATGGTTCGGTCCCTCTTTCACAGGGGTCGCACCTAGGTCCCGTTCCGGTGTTGCCGCACCGGGCGGGGCCGCCAAGTTTGTTGGCAGTCCCATAGTGCACGACCGGGGCGCCGAGTGCAACATTGTTGGCATGACTTCTTTCTGGGTGGCGTGCCTATTCGGTTGGCAGCAGGTCATGAGACGATGCAGGGCATGACAGGAAGGCCGACCAAGCTCCTCGACGACCGCGAGAGACAGCCCTGGCTGCGCAAGCTCGACCGCGCCACAGCTGCCTACGAAGCGAGCCGCAAGCGCCTAGATGAGCTCGTTGCGGACGCCCGATCGGCTGGCGTGCCCCTGACAGCGATCGCAGAACACAGTCCGTACAGCCGAGAGTGGGCTCGGCGTATCGCAGACCAGATCGATGCTCTGCGTGAGAAGGCCACAAGCACCGATTCCTGAGTCCGTTCCATCGGGCCGCCATCTGGGCCACCTCCTTCCTGCATGCAGGAAAGCGGAGGTGGCTCCCGTGATTACAGGCTCAAAGTCGATCACTCATAGCTCAATCACAGGCACAGGCAGGGGAGCCATGCCGGGGCAGCAGGCAGCCGAGGCGTTCATCGCCGAGCTGAAGTACTGGCGCGACGTGCGGGGCCTCTCGCAGTCGGCGCTCGCCAGCAAGGTCGGGTACACGCCGTCCTACGTATCGAAGGTGGAGGGCGGGCAGTTGCCGCCCTCCAGCGCGTTCGCCAATCAGGCAGACGACGTACTGCGGGCCGGCGGAGCGATCCGGCGTGCGTATCGGGATCTGGAGGCGGCAGGGCGCGCGTCCATCCCGCACCAGCCCCAGAACGGGGAAGACGCTCACGCCACGAGTCTGATCGTCGAGCACGAGGACACGACGCTCTACTACGACGGCCATACCTACCGGGCCACCCAGCGGCGACGGCTGTTCAACGACAGCCCCGACCCGGTCACCCGGTACCTGATCCGCATCTCCGTAGACCGCTACCCGGGCAATCCCGAGCGCTCCAACCAGCACTACCGCGAGCACCCGCTCACGTGGGACGAGATCGATCTCGCCGCCAACCTGGACGGGGAAGAACTCATCTGGCGGGTGAAGCACGACAGAGACGCGTTCAAGGAACTCTGGCTACTCTTCGAGAACGAGCATGGCCAGTACCCGCTGTACCCGGGCGACTCGGCCTGGCTTGAGTACAGTTACACCGTCGGCGACGACAAGTGGGGAACCTGGTTCCAGCGAGCGGTACGCCTGCCCACTCGCAGGATGAGCGTCCGCCTTGACTTCCCCGCCGAGATCGACCCCACGGTGTGGGGCACCGAAACCACGATGACCGCGGAAGCACTGCCGTTCCGTACCGCCATCCGACGCACCGACGAGGACGGCCGGCGGATCTACTCGTGGACGACAGACGACCCACCTCTACACGCACGTTACCGGCTCGAATGGAAGTTCCGCGCACGCCCAGACCAGGAGGAGAACTTGCAGGCAGTGGAGACCGAACCGACCGCCAGCGAGCGGATGCGCGCCGTCGGCGTCGTCCAGGAAGGCGACCCGATCCTCACCAAGACGGCCCGGCCATTCGCCCTCCCCAGCGAGGCAGAGGACGCCCGCCGCGTCGTGGCCGAACTGGTCTCCGCCGCCGAGCGAGCCTCCACCGTCCACGTCTTCGGTAAGGGCATGGGCATCGCCGCCCCGCAGATCGGTATCGACCGGGCTGCCGCGATTGTTCGATCCCCTGAAGGCGAGATGCTGACCCTGTTCAACCCGCGCATCGTCGAGGAATCCACCGAGACGGACGAGCAGTACGAGGGATGCCTGTCGTTCTTCGATGTCCGCGGCAAGGTCCCCCGCCCGCTGGCCATCAGCGTCGAGCACCAGGACATCGACGGCACCGAGCGCATCACCATCTTCGAGCGCGGCATGGCCCGGCTCGTCGCTCACGAAGTCGACCATCTGCACGGCATCCTCTACCGCCAGCGGATGCGCGAAGGCGTCAACCCGATCCCCGTCTCGGAGTACCGCGGCACCGGCAGCAACTGGAGCTACGGCCAGGGGGCGAAGTGACGATCTCATCGTTCACCCCGGCAGAGGTCCCCGAGTACGTGCCCTACGGGCTCTTCGAGCCCGTGCAGGCTTACCTCGATAACACCATGGCGAACTAGCTCAAGGAGGAGCCATAGACAACGATTCGGGGACGGCTGCTCTTCAGTGGCCGCGCTTCAACGGTCCCGCCGAAGACGCGACTGCCTACCTGGCATCCCTCATCCGCACAGAGATCGGCCTTGGGAGCTGGCTGCCCGGCCAGCCCATACCGAATCGCGCCTCGCTGGCTGACGCCATCGGCGCCAACGTCCAGGTCGCCGACATGGCCATCGAGCAACTGGCCCGCCACGGATGGATCGCTCTGAAGGCCGACACGAGCTACTGCGTTGCGCAGCCACCATCGAAGCGGCCGGGGACGTTCTATGAGGCGGTGTGGGGCGACACGCCTCCGCAGGCGATTACACCTGCTGCGCCCGCACCTCCACCGAACGCCGCGGTCGAACCGCCGAGGCCGACGCGTATCAGGTCTCGGAAGACCGCCTCCACCTACCTGATCGGCATCGACGGTCTGCCGTTCGTGAAGATCGGTCGCACCGCTGCGGACCCGAGAGCTCGACTTGCTGGCTTGCAGACGGGCCAGCCGATGCAGTTGCACCTGCTGTGGTCGTGCGAGGGTGACTTCGAGGCAGAGTTGCACATTCGCTTCGACGCTTACCACTACCGCGGTGAGTGGTTCGACCTGTCGCCACTCGGCGATCCGGTGGACGTCATGAAGGCCGCGGTCGCCGAGATCCAGGCACAGTCACGCTGACGCCCCACCGCCTCTCAGCCCCCGACCGTCGGTCGGGGGCTGTGCTGTGCGCCGTCTTCGCGCCCTTGTGGCCCTGCTCGCCGGCCTGGACGGTGGTGTGTCGTTGGGCTGTCGTCTGGGCGAGAGGGGACTCGCGTGTCTGGTCGGTGGGATGACGTTGTGGGTCGGTTGCTGCTGCGGACCGCGGCGGTGCTGCACAGAACGGTGGCCGGCGAGGTGGCGTATGGCCGGTGGATCTCGCGTCGGGATCGGACGTTGCGAGCCGCGCATCGCCGAGGTCTGCCGGTGGACGTGTTGGCCGCACGGATGGGGCTGACCCAGGGCTGGATCCGGCAGCGGTTGAACTCCAAGAAGCCGGCTGAGCCGTCGACGCTGGAGGAGGCGGCGTAGTCGGGCATGCGAAAGGCCCCGCCCGGGGTGAGTCCGGGCGGGGCCTTGGGTTGTTCAGCCGGCGTATCCGATCTGCACGACGGTGATTGCCTTGTTCTCGTGGTCGAGGAGTACGGCGATGGTGATGGTGCCGTGGGCGAGGGTGCGCATGATGCCGTCGTCGACTCCGTAGGGGGCGGAGTGGGCGAGGGGGTCGGCGAGCGCGTCGAGGAGGCAGACGCCTATGTCGCGTCGCCCGTCATCGGGTAGGGACGCGTAGATGGCGTGGATGCTGGGGCCGAGGTGGAGGCGGTAGGTCACGCGGCGCCTCGGCGGATACGCTCCGCATCCTCCAGTACCTTGTCAGTCACGTCGATGAGGCTAGCTTCATAAGAGGCCGGCAGGTGGCCGTGCTCCTTGAAGTGATCACGAAGCTGTTCAACATGATCACGTCCGGCTTCCCATTGCTCAACGAAGCGCACCCATTTGTCGACAATCATCGAAAGCTGATCAACGGGTGCGAGGTTGATCTCAGCTAGGAACTTCTGCCTGGTCAGGGGATGCGGGAGGGCGTGGGCGATTGAGTCGATGGTCCACGTCTGCTCTCTCATCGCCGCCTCCGAGTGAGAATATGTCACTGCGTCTTCAGCGTATCGGGTCGGCGGTATCAGCCTGATACCGCCAGCCGAAATTCACCATCCGTGATTTCTCATACACGCATTGGCATATGCCACTATGCGGCCCGCCTGGCTGCGAGCTGCAGACGGAAGAGCTGCTGCCGGTCGTACTGGCTGCCGCAGGCCTGGCAGCGTTTCCCCGGGCTCTCTATGGTGATCTTCAGGGTGGCGCCGCAATCGCAGGTGACACCGAAGGACCGGACCCCGCGCTCGCCGCCGGTGACGGTCTGGCACTGGCGAACGAGGCTGGCCACCTCGAACGCGAACTCCTGGAAGGCTCCGTGTTCGGCTGCGGCCCAGGGCAGCAGGTTCCGGAGCCGGCCGACGGCCTGGTCGCACTGCTGCTGCAGGTCGCCGTCCCAGCGGGGGTGGGTGTAGCCGAGCGTCTCGTGCCAGTCGACGAGCCAGGTCTGGAGGATGGTGACTACTCCACCGCGGGCCGCCAAGCTGAGTGGCCCGAGCCGGAGCGGGAGGGGGGCTGTGCGGCTGCCGGAGACGGCGGGCCCGCCCGACCCGCTACCGGGGTGGAGTGAGGCGCTCAGGCGGGCGTACAGGCCCTGCGGTCCGGCGAGCGCGGCGAGGTTGGCGGCGACGCGTTCGGTGCAGGGCCGGCAGGTCTGCTGCTCGTCGTCGTACAGGGCGGCCGGGCAGACGATGCAGATACGGGGCGCGTCCATGGCGGTGCCTTTCGTGCAGGCGGTGCGGTGGTTAGAGCCAGTCGCCGACGACGTGGATGTCGACGATGCGGTGGTACTGGTGGGCGGTGAGGCCCTGGCCGCGGATGTCGCGCCAGCGGGGTTCGGCGGGGTCGGTGAGTTCGGCGGCACCCTGCTGGCAGAGGTTCTCCCAGTCGTGCCACAGCGGGTCGCAGTCGCCGAGGGCGAGCGGGGCGCTCATGCTGCTGCCTCCCGCTGCTGGCTGGCGTGGGCTATGCGGGCGAGTTCGGCGAGGCTGATGTCGCCGCTGTAGATGGCGAGGGCGACGGCGTTGGCCCGGTCGCGGGCGCCGAGGGTGGCATACACCTCGACGAGGTGCCGGTTGATGGTGGCGCCGGCGACGCCGAGTTGCCGGCCGATCTGGTCGTTGGTGTAGCCGTGGGCGGCGAGGCTGAGGACTTGTCGCTGGCGGATGGTCAGCACGCTCACGGCTGCTCCTGACGGTGGGTCGCTCGGGTCGCTGCCGCCGGCGCGGGCTGGTCGAGGGCGGCGTTGAGGCGGCGGCCGATCTCGCGTTCGGTCTGGGTGCGGCCTGCCATGAACAGCTCGCTGGCGATTTCGCGCACGCGGGCGAGAGCGACTTCTGCGGCCTCGGCGCGGTGGGCGTAGGAGCCGGCGGCGGCATCGGCGGAGTCGGCTTCGGCGTACCAGCGGGCGGTCGTCTCGGCCTGAGCGAGGCGGGCGTGTAGCTGGTCGAGTTCGGTGTCGGTGATCGTGGACGCGGTCCGGCGGTCGGTCATGTGCTGCTCCTGGTGCTCCTCAGCCACGTGCCGGTCGCGGGCGCGTTCGGCGGACTGCTGGCTGGTGTGGTCGAGGGAGAGCCAGCCGTCGCAGGTGTCGGTGCCCCAGCAGCGGAACACCCAGGCGGGGTCGCCTCGGTCGGTGCGGTAGGGCAGGACAACGAGGCCGGTGGTGGTGGCGGGGGTGGGGGTGTCGGTCATGCGGTGAACCTCCGGACGGGGATGCCAGCCTGCTCGGCGAGGGCGGCGCAGCCGGTGGCGCCTCGGCTGCCGTTGCGGATGAAGGCGAGCACCAGGTCGGCGCCGTCTTCGACCATCCGCTTGTTCCGGATGGGGCCTGCCGCGCGGCCGTGCTGCTTCCAGTTGGCGCGGTAGGTAATGGCGGGGACGTGGGCGGCCATGGCCCAGAGACCGGCGATGCGGTCAGCTCCAGTTGGGCAGCCGCCGTGGACGATGAGCAGTCGGTCGGGGGCGTGGTCGAGGGATTCGTCCAGGGCGGTGCAGATCGTGTCGGTGTCGTCCCAGTCGCGGCTGCCTGTGACGAGTACGCGGTAAGGGGTCGGGCGGTCGGTCATGCGGGCTGCTCCTCGGCGTGGTGTGGGGAGGCACCGGTGGCGTTGTCGTTCCAGATGGTTCGGCCGACGGGGCCGCGTGCGCTGACGTGGTAGTCGCCGTGCTCACCGTGGGCACTACGGTGCCCGGCGCGGAGCACGCAGGTGTACACGCCGTGCTCGCTGTTAAGGCGTGCGGTGCAGGGCGGGATGTCGGCGTGGACGGTGGCGATGTGCTGGTCCGTCTCGCTGGCGGGCTGCGGCTGTTCACAGTGTGGGCACAGTTCGGAGATGAAGTCGGCGCTCATGCGGGCTGCTCCTGGTGGTGGGCGGGGTGCGGGCTACGGCTGGGCGGTCAGTTCGCGAGGACGATCACCCAGCAGACAAAGGTGATCAGCCACAGGACGGCGTTCGCAGCGACCATCCAGTGGGGGATGGTGACGGTCTCGTTCATGGGTTCTCCTCAATGTTGGATCGGCTGTGCGCCCGTTTGGGGCGCGTTCATTCGTCTGGGTGAAGCGAGGGGCTTGGGTGGGCTGTTCGTCCGCGAGAGGGGCGTTCAGGCCCCGTCTCGGGCCCCGGCCGCCCGCACGGTGACAGCCGGGGTGGGAGTGGGTCAGCGCGGCCGGTGGGCGGGGCAGGGCTCGCGTTCGCTGTCCTCAGCGCAGAGCCGGCAGCCGTCCGGGCCGTGGAATTCGGCAGCGTGGCCGCAGCGGCACAGGGCGGGGACGTCAGCCACGGTGGGACTCCTCGTCGTCGGCTGCCACACGCTGCTCCTTGCCCGCCAGGTGCTGGGCGATCTCAATGCAGGCGTCGCACTCCGTGCAGCAGCCCGTGAGTTCGGCGGCGAGTCGCTCGGCGAAGGCCCGCTCGATCGCGGACCGATCCGACGGCGCCTCGCTGTGCGCAGGCTGCTCGCCCGCCAACCGACGCAGCTCGGCGACCCGCTCGAAGATCGCGTCCCACGGCGCGCCGGTGCCCAGGCCGAGCGCCTCAGACAGGGCCAGGCGGCGCTGCTCGGCGGTACGCCGTGGAACCCGCCCGGTCTCCTTCGGCCGGGCAGCCCTTGCCGCCTTCTCCCGTTCTCGCCGGCGACGGCTCTCCTCAAGCCGACACGTTCGGCACTTCCGGTTCCCTTCGGTAGGAGTCCGGTAGGTGTTCTCTTCCGTGTACGGGTGGCCTTGCGGGCAGTGCGTCCTGGCTGCGTTGCGGGCACTGACACTCGTGCCGCGCATCACGTTCTCGCGGTGCGTGACGGGTTCGAGGTGGGCCGGGTTGACGCAGGCTCGGTTCCGGCACAGGTGATCCAGCTCCATGCCGGCGGGGATCGAGTCGGGGCCGTTCGTCAAGAGATAGGCCATGCGGTGCGCCAGGGTCCCCCTGTCGAGGCGCCCGTAGCCCTGGTCGAGGCGCCCCGTCCATTCCAGGCAGGGCGACCCTTCGTGTATCTGCTCGGACGTCTTCGTCCGGGCCCAGAAGCGTTCGGCGGTGGGCTCAGGTTGCATGATCACTCCAGGCTTGTGAGAAGGTCGGGGCGACGGCCCGGTGGTGATAGCTGCACCACCGGGCCGCGCCGTCGTCGTGCGGGGCCGGCTCACGCGGAGGCGGGGGCGGGTTCGACGCGGAGGTCGCGGAGTCCGTGCTGCCGCATCAGGTCGGCCGCGGTCTCGATGTGCGCGGCGCTCAGCTCGATCTCCAGCTCGTCCATCAGGTCGGGGTGCTGCTCGGGGTCGTGGCCCCACTCGCGGACGAGGACGGCGCCGAGGTCGCGCATCCCGGACAGCGGCGACAGGTAGCAGGCGCTCAGGTGTTCGTAGGTGGACCGCGGGATGGTCACGTAGTCCGGGTCGTAGCGGATGTCGTAGGACACGGTGCGTGTCTCCGTTCGGTGTGGTGGTCGTGGTGCCGCGGGTCAGGCGCCGGACGGCGGCAGGACGGCGGCACGCTCGGCCGCGGCTTGGCGGTTGCGCTCCAGCTGGGCCACGGCCTCGTCGTGCGGGAGCTGCCGGTACGCCTTGCACGGGCAGGTCTTGCCGAAGGCGAAGCAGGAGTGCGGGGCCGGGGCGGTGTGGGCGCGGTGGCTGTGCCCGCACTTGCAGAGGCGGGGGGTATGCGGGTTCCTCGCGGTGGCCAGCTCGGCGCGGAGCGCGATCAACTCGGACTCGCGGCGTGCGGCCAGCTCGCCGTACTCGCGGGCCTTGTCGCGGAGGCGGCGGACTTCGGCGACGAGCGCCTTGGTCACCTCGGGCGGCATGGCGGCGATGTACGCGGCATCGGCCTGGACCTGCGCCCAGTCCTCCTCCGCGGTCCACTCTCGGTGGCCGGGGTCGTTGTCGAGGGGCTCCTCGTCGAAGCGGGCGATCGTGCGGCGGGCGCTGTAGCCGGTGCCGGTGTCTTCCAGGTCGGCGGCGATCTCGATGAGGCTGTCGCCGCCGTACTGGTAGACGCCCCACGGTCCGGGGGTGGCGGCGTCGGCGCGGGCCTGGATGGCGTCGAGGTCGAGGGGCGGCGTGCTGGTCATGGGGTTCCTCCGGTGCGGGTGGTGGGGTGTGCCGCGGATCAGGCGGCGGGGTGGTGGCGGTGCTCGTCCGGCAGGTCGGTGTCGCAGTAGAAGCCGATGGTGAGGTGCAGGCCGTAGTCCTCGACGACCTTCCAAACCGCAGTGCTGGTGCAGGCGGGCCGGCCGTCCTGCTCGCGCCGGTAGTTGGTGGTGCAGTCGGCGAAGTCGGTGTAGTCGGGCAGCACCCAGCCGTCGGGGCTGTGGTGGACACAGACGACGGGCTTGCGGCGGGTCATGCAGAGGCTCCTTGGCAGTCGGTGCAGGGCGGCGGGGTGGGCCCGGACGGGGCGGTACCGCACGGCCAGGCGCCGGGGCGCGGGATGTGGTAGGCGGGCGGCTCCGGCTCGGCGGCGGCCGGCTTCGACTTGGCCGGGACGCGGCCGGTGAGCGAGATCAGGTAGGCGGTGAGGTCGCCGTCGGCTCGGAGCGCCGCGATGTCCTCGGGGTCGGGTCCGGTCATCGCTGTCTCCTAGCTCTGGGCCATGTCGACAAAACGACTAAAGTGCAGCTGGGCGGCGACGGTGACCGTCGAGGTGGGGCCGCCGCGGTGCTTGCCGACGATCAGGTCGGCCTCGCCCGCCCGCGGGGACTCCTTCTCGTAGGCGTCCTCGCGGTGCAGGAGGATCACGATGTCGGCGTCCTGCTCGATGGAGCCGGACTCACGCAGGTCCGAGACCATCGGCTTCTTCTCGGTGCGCTGCTCGGGCCCGCGGTTCAACTGGGCCAGGACCACCACGGTGATGCCGAACTCCTTGGCGAGGAGCTTGAGTCCGCGGGACAACATCGACACGGCGACCTGCCGGGACTCGGCGCGCGGCGCCTGCATGAGCTGCAGGTAGTCGACGACGAGGAGCCTCAGGCCGGCCGTGCGGACCAGGTTGCGAACGGTGGCCCGCAGGCCGGGCAGGGTGACGAGCGCGTTGTCGTCGATGTACAGCGGCGCCTCGCCCATCGCGGGCAGCTTGAGCGCGGCCCGCGCGAGATCGTCGTCGGAGACGATGCCCTGCTTCAGGTGGTGCAGGGCGATCTTCGCTTCGCTGCACAGGATCGTGTTGGTGAGCTCGTCCTTGCCCATCTCCAGCGACGCGAAGTACGTGGGGATCTTGTGGCTGATGGCGGCGGCCCGAGCGAGGCCGGACGCGAACGTCGTCTTGCCCATGGCGGGGCGAGCGCCGACGACGACGAGCTGGCCGGGCGCCCAGCCGCCCGAGAGCAGGGCGTCGAGGTCCATGAACCCGGTGGGGATGCGCTCCTCGGCGGTGGGCTTGGTCGTGGCCCGCTTGATCGCGTCCGGCAGCAGGTCGCCGAGGATGGACGCCTTGGAGGCGGCGGCCGGGCGGACGAGGTTGTCGAACTCGGTCTGGAACTCGGCGACGTCGGAGTCCGGGTCGAAGGCCGGGCTGGTGGCGCGCACCCGCATGCTGGTGCCGAGCGCGGCGGCGCGGGCGGCGACGGCCACGTCGCTGACGCGGCCGGCCCAGTAGGCGGCCGAGCCCGGCATGGCCTGGTTGTACAGCTCGGCGAGCTGCAGGGAGGTGAGCGGCCGGCTGGCCATGCGGCCTTCGGCGTGCCAGGCGGCGAGCTTGCGGGCGACGGCCTCCCAGCGGATTTCCCCGGAGGTGAGGCTGGGGGCGAGGTCTTCGACAGCGAACCACACCATGCGCATGCGCTCGTCGCTGATGTCGGCGGGGTCGAAGCCGTCGGCGGCGAGGTCGTCGACGAGGCTGGGCTGGGCCATGACGGTGGCGGCGAGGATGCGCTCGGCTTCGAGGTCGGCGGGTGCTGACGTGGGCGTGGCGTCCGGGCCCCACATGTCGGTGTCGACGGTCATGCGGCAACTCCCTTGCGGCGGTCGGCGCCCTGGAGCAGGACGACGCTGCCCCGGCACATCTCGGCGAGGCGGGAGGCGACCCGCGGTCCGACGACGTCGGTGAGCTGGCTGGGCAGCACATCGCAGGTGATGATCACGGGGCGGCGGTTGATGTACCGCTCGTCGAACAGCTCGAACAGCCGCTCCTGCGTCCACGACGACGGGCGGGCCGCGGCGAGGTCGTCGATGAACAGCAGGTCGACGTTCTGCAGCGTCTTCACCAGGGCGCGGCCCTCGCCGTCGGGGGCGTCGGGGCGGAGCGCGTCGAACAGGGCGGTGGACCGGTAGGTCTTGATGACGGGTGTGCCCTGCCACGGCATGTTCGGCGCGTACTGGGCTTCGAGCCAGCGGCGGCAGGTGTGCCACGCGGTGTGGGTCTTGCCGACACCGATCGGGCCGGTGAGGAAGAGGCTGGTGCCGCCCCAGCCGGCGATCCAGTCGGCGACCTGCTTGGGCAGTCCGTAGGGCTGGCGGTAGATGACGGGGATGCGGGCGTCGAACTGGGCCAGGGCGGCGAGACGCCGCTCGACGAGAACGGACTCGCGGGGGCTGAGCTCGTCAGCCGAAGCGGAGTGCACTTTCAATCTCCTCCTCTGGGATCTGCCTGGGTGCGGTGGTCGGGCCCTGCTGGGCCGGGGTGGTGTTCATGGCCTGGTTCACGAAGCTGGGGATGGCGGAGGGGGCGTAGCCCTTGGTCATCCAGATGGCGAGGCCGCCCCGGATGTCGTCGGGTGCGATGCCTTCGTCGAGGAGCTTCTTGATCTGCTTGGCGACCTGACCGATGACGGCCTTCGGTGGCCGCTTGCTGGTCCGGTTGAGCCATTCGCCGACGATCGTCTGGGCCGTCACTGGCTCGCCCTCATCGCTCGCGCCTTCAGGTGCGCCGGCGAAGCCGGTCTCCTCGACGTCAACCGGAGGTTGCTCCCCGGCCTCAGCGGAAACCGTGGTTGGGGCAGGGGCAGGGGCAGGGGAATGCGCGCGTGACGCGGGCGCGTGCGCGCGCGTAGAGGCTTTCCGATCCCCTTCGGTAGGGGTATCGGAGGGGGTTCCCGAAGGGGGTGCGGAGGGGGTTCCCGAACCCCTCCCGGAAGGGGTCGGGTCGGGCTCACGGAAGACTTTGCGGAGGGTTTCGATGTGCTCCGACACCTGCTGCCGGATCGACACCCCGCGGGAGCCCGGCTCATTGCTGAGTTCGCCGAGCGGGATCCGTTCGACTTCGGCGAGGAGCGCCCGCCGGAGCCGGCGCGAGGAGATCTCCATCGCGCCGGACACCATGGCGCCCATCACCTTGGGCTGCTTCCACACGCCGTCGTTGCGGACGAACGAGCGGATGAGCAACTCCTCGGTGTCGTCGTCCATGACGATGAACCGGGCGTCGTCCAGGGACTGCAGGCGCTTCTCGACGTCGGCGGCGGTGAGTCCGTTGGCCTTGCGGGACCAGCGTCGGAGGGTGAGCGGCAGCAGCCCGGCGTGGTTCAGGTTGGGCTGCGAGATCAGGAACAGGTAGAACCGCTGCTCCTTCTCGTCGAGCTTCAGGAAGTCGGAGTCCTCCCAGATGCTGGTGAGGATCCGGCCGTGGCCACGTGCCATGGGGTTCTTCTTTCGAGCCGTGGATGGGCGGGTGGGGTGGGGTGTGTTGCTGGTCAGGGCGGGTCGCGCGGCCGGCGGCCCGCGGTCACGCGGCGGCTCGGAAGTTCCGCTCGCCGACGCCGTCATCCGCGCGGCTGTCGGCGTCGGCGAGCGGAACCGGGACGGCGTTGCCGACGATCAGGTGCTGCTGGCCCTGGCGGCCGTGGAACTTCAGGCCCGGCCGGAATCCCTGGAGGGCCGCGCACTCGGCGATCGTCGGCCGCAGGTGCGGCACGCCGCGGTCCTTCCAGGCGTCGGTGCCGATGGCCCGCTTCATCGCCTGCCGAGTCCCGTTGCCAAACGGTTCCGCCCCGCCGGTTGCGGTGCCGCCGCCGGTGACGGTCGGCGCCGGCCGCCGGGTGTAGCCCCAGCCGATGACCTCAGCCATCGCCACGAGCGGCGGCTGCCCGAGCCCGCCGTGCGTCGGCGCCGGCAGGACCACCTCACGGACCCGGGATGCGATCAGCACGGCGCGGGGGCGGCGCTGCCCGAGCCCGTAGTCCGCGGCGTCCAGCACCCCCGTGGCGGTGCTGTACCCCCACCGGGTGAGGATCTCCGCGTACTGCTGCCAGACGGGGAGCACGGACGGCACTTGCTCCATCGCGATCCACTCCGGGCGCAGGTCGTAGTGCCAGCGCATCGGCTCCGCGGTGAGGATGGACCGCTCGTCAAGGCAGGCGGCGCCGATCGCGGCCCGGGTGTCGCGGCCGTGGGCGAGGTCGTCGATGGCTTGGTGCACGAGGGGCAGGTCGCGCAGGCCCAGCTTCTTCCCGGACTTGCCGAAGCCGGGGCAGGGCGGGCTGTCGATCTTCTTGACGGTGTGGCTCTTGAACGGCGCGGTCGGGTACTGGGTGACGTCGCAGTGGATCGTTGTGTGCCCGGCGGCGATGCGGGTGCGGCAGGCCGGCCAGGCGAGTTCGAGGCCGATGTCGGTCAAGCCCATGCTGCGGAGGGCCTCCGACCAGCCGATGCCGGCGAAACCGTGGACGATCACGCGGCCACCTCCATCTCGGCCCGACGACGGGCGCGGACGATGCTGCGCTTGTGGCAGCCGATCTCGGCGGCGATCTCCTCGGCACTCCGCCCCTCCGAGGTGCGGGCGGCGACCAGCTCCAGGTCGATGACGGCCTTGCGCCGACGCTGACGGTCGACACGGCCCGTGGTCTCCGGCTCGCAGGCCGGGTCGTCGATCGCGTCCCAGGCCAGCGGGCCGTGCCAGCCGAGGGCCAGCGCCCGCCTCTTCGCCTTGGCGCTCGTGCCGGTGCTGGTGGAGAGCAGGCTGTAGGCGCGGCGGATCCCGAGGTCGGTGGCGGCTTCGACGGTCGTGTAGCGGCCGTTGGCGACGTGGCTGATCGTGGAGGGATCGAGGTTGGCGGCGGCGCCGATGGTGGTGGGGTTGTGGCCCAGGAAGTAGAGGGCCCGCAGACGGCGGATCGACATGAAGGCGGGGCGGTAGGCGGAAGTGTCGAAGTCGGCCGGCTTCACGGCGAGGATGCGCAGCGCCTTGTCCCGCTTGGGGTTCTTGGTGATGCCGCGGACGAGGTAGGTGATGGTGGCGTCGGCGACGTTGGCGCGGCGGGCGATGAGCGCGTAGCTCATGCCGTACTCGTCGTGCAGCTTGGTGATGTGCTCGACGACGGGTGCGCCGGGGTGGAGAGGGCCTTCGCCGCGGAGGCGGGCGAGGGCGCGGGCTTTGCCGCCGCGGGCCTGGGCGTGCTTGCACTTGGGGCAGCGGCAGCCGGGCCAGGAGCCGTCGGCGGGGCCGCGGTAGCGGTACTCGGTTCCGTGGGGCGGGAGCTTGCGGGCGGTGGTCACGACTGGGGGTTCTCCTTCCGGCTGCTGGTGGGCGGGGGTGGGGGTCATCACGCGGCCTGCTTCCGCTGCTTGGCGCGGGCGGCCTGCCGCTGCTTGAGGTAGTCGCGGCCGGGCGCGGTCAGGCAGTAGACGTTGACGGGCTTGCCGTGGGCCCGCGGGTTGACCGACGGCTCGTAGCCGATCCGGATCAGCACCTGCGGGGTGCGGAGGTGGGCGATGCTGGCGAAGTACAGGCCGCACGCGGCCCGGCCGGTGTCAGGCAGTACCTGCCACAGGTCGTTCGCGGAGAACGGCCGGCCGTCGCCCGCTATGGCGAGGAGGGCCTGGTCGAAGAGGGCCTCGGTCCAGTCGGTGACGGCGGCGTACAGGGCGGCCAGCTGCTTGTTGGCCTCGGCGCGGGCCTGTTCGGGGGTAAGCGTCGTCATGGGATGCTCTCCTTGTGGTTAAGGAGGCCGGCCGCGATTCGGGCGCGGCCGGCGCCTCGGCTGCTACTCGGTGGGCTGCTTGTGTTGCCCGCGGATCTCGGCGGCGGTGATGCGCTCGGGCGGGAACGCCTCGTCGCGGGTCATCTCGCCCTTGGCGACGGACTGGAAGATGATCTGGAGCTTGGTGACGTCGGACTCGTCCCAGGCGGCGAGCGGCCGGCCGAGCTTCGTCTCCAGCTGCCTCTGCGTGACGCCGACCCGCCCATAGTTGGTGACGGCCTCGGCGGCGCGCTGCTCGACCGTCTGGCCGTTGCCGCGCTTGAGGGTGTCCTCGCAGATCTGGATGGCCTCGGCGACGTACCAGGCGGGCAGCATCGCGAAGATCGCCTCACGCAGCCGGCGGGCGCCCAGGTTCGCGTTGTTCTCGTACACGTCCCGCAGGTCGGTCAGATCCTTCTTGCCCTTCTTCGTGTCGCGGACGTGCGGGGCGATGAAGATCTGCGAAGAGCGGGAGTTGCGCTGCAGGTCCCAGGCGTAGGCGAGGATCTCGGACTGGCCGAGCACGGTGTCCCGGGACAGCTCCATCGTTCCGTGCTGCACGTTGCCCCAGATCAGGGCGATCTCGCGGGCCAGGTGGATGGACGGGCCGGAGATGGTCTCGCCGGCCTTGGGGTAGGAGAAGAACGCCTTCTCGGCGAGCGCGTACTGGGAGCAGGCGAACCGCATCTCCGCTTGGGCGGCCTCGATGTTGCGCGGGTTCTGCTGGGCGATGAACACCGCGGCCTTGACCTCGGCTTCGGCGCGCGACATCTCGATCGCGGTCGACTGGCCGATGCGGCTCGCGGGCTGCGGCTGGGCCGGGAAGCTCACAGGTAGGTCTCCTTCGGGAAGTTCAGGTGGGCGAAGTCGCCGAACGCTTCGATCGCTGCGGTGTCGTAGGCCCGAGCCGCTTCCTCGGCCGAGTCGAAGTAGCCGAGGTGGTGCTGGACTTGGCCGGCCGTGATGTGGGCCCGCCAACGCGAGGTGCGCTTGTACCAGGTCACGCCCTTGTAGCCGGAGGTGCTGCGGCGGCTCAGGCGCGAGTTGGCGCTGTTCTGCGCGTGCGTCGCTTCACGGAGGTTGGAGCGGCGGTTGTCCAGGCCGTTGCCGTTGCGGTGGTCCACGAGGGTCCAGCCGGTGAGGAACCGGTGCAGCCGCTCCTCCGTCGAGCGCGTGGTGCCGGGATTCCGTATCGAGCGCTGGACGTAGATGTGCCTGCCGCAGGGCGCGGCGTGCCACGGGCCCGCTGCGACGACCGTCTGGTAGTCGGCTTCGTCGACGAGGGCCACGAGCCCGGACGGAAGGCGAAGCTCCCTGTAAGTGATCACAGGTAGGTCTCCTTGTCGCGGTTCTCGATCCAGCCGGGGAGGGCCACGTAGTTGGGCTCGTCGCCGTAGCCGGGCCAGACGCCGGTGGCCATGCACTCGGCGAACTTCTCGATGGCGGCCCGGTTCTTGGCGCGGCCGATCTCGCGGGCGAAGTAGTCGATGCCGACGACGTTCACCAGGTAAGGCGGCTTCTTCTCCTGGACGATGAAAAGCAGCTCGGTGTCTTCCCCGCCCAGGTCGAGGGCCTGCGCCGCCTCCTCGTACCAGGCGGCCTGCATGTTGTAGCCGTACTTGGCGACGGCCTTCTGGAAGGCGTCCTCGCTGGCGTCGTCCGCCGTCTTGTAGTCGGGGACGATGAGCCGGCCGGACTGGATGGATGGCAGCCAGTCGAAGCGGACGCGGCGCCGGATGCCGGTCGGGCCGTCGATCCAGAACCCGGACTGTTCGGGGGCTCCGTAGGCGGGGTCAAGGAGTGCGGCGGCGAGCGGGTTGGCCCGGATCGCCGCGGCCATGGCCTCGATCATGTCCATCTCGTGCTGCTTGAGCGGGATCCCGCCCTCGGCTCGTATGGCGGCGACCTCGGCGCGGATGGCGTCGGTGTTCCACTTGTCCGCGTCAACGAGAACCAGGTCGGGTCCGTTGCCGAGGACGAGCTTGTGGGCGGCGTTGCCGTAGTCGAAGGTCTTGGTGGCGGGCTGGGGGTGGTCCTGCTCATAGCGGAACTTGGCGGGGCAGGAGGGCGGCAGCAGCTTCCGGGCGCCGGACGAGGAAAGGCTGGTCTTGTCGGCGTGGTAGGCCTCGTTGCTGAGGTCGGTGTGCAGGCCGAGGGCTGGCGGCTGATCGCAGTCCTCGCAGATGCCGTCCGCCGTGAACGGGCCGTCGGTGGAGCCGCATTGGCGGCAGGCGAGCGGGCTCATGCGGCGGCCTGCCCGCCGGCGATGGCCTGGAGGACCGCGATGCCGTTCTCGTCGTACTTGGCGAGGAGGACGGCATCGCCGTAGTCGGGGTAGGTCGCGCAGAGCTTGGCCCGGTTCACGGCGTCGGCGCGGTCGATGAGGCTGATCAGGGACTCGGTCCAGTCGCCGGCCGGGTAGCCGCCGCGGCCGAAGTGGGAGAGGACGTGCGCCGCGACCTCGGCGGGGATCCTGGGGCGCTTGGTGCTCATGTGAGGCTCCTGAGGGTGTGCTGGGTGGCGGCGGCCAGCCCCGGCTGGGGGATATCCGGGGCTGGCCGCCTCGGACGCCGCGGAGCGAGGGGGGCGCTCGACACGGCGGGCTCTGGTGCGGTCAGGCGGCGGTCTCGGCGGCCCGCTCGTCGGCGAGCTTCTTGAGGTGGGCCTCGTACTCGTCGTGCCACTTCTGCGGGTCGAAGCCGGCCTTCTCAGCCTCGTCCCGGGCCCACTCGTTGATCTCGCCGGACTCGCACTGCTGGGTGACGTCGTCGAGGGTCTTGCGCAGCAGGTCCGGTGCCGCCTTCTCCATGACCTTCAGCAGTCGGTACGCGAGCCACGACTGGGTACCGGCCAGCGCGTAGGCGGCGAGCGCGCCGGTGTCACCGGTCGCCACCTTGAAGATGTCCGTGGTGGAGCGGAGAGTCTGCTTCAGCAGATCCTCGATGTAGGTCTCGACCAGGTGGTCCTTCTCCTCCAGGGCGGCAGCCTCCCAGTGGTGCAGCGTCTGCTCCTGCTCGACCGTCGGGCCGGTCTCGCCGAGAGAGCCCTTCCACGACTCCCACCGTCCGGCCGGGGACTCGTCGTCGCCGATCCGCCTGGGCATCTGCAGGCCGACGAAGTTCGTGGCGTAGATGACCACGGGCTTGTCGAAGGCGGGCTGCCAGGTGGTGATGCCGTCTCCGACTTCCTGCCAGCGGGCGAGGAGGCGAGTCCGCCAGCCACTCCACGGGGACTCGGTCGGCGCGTGGTTGAGGGCGGTGCGAATGAGGTCGCGCCACTCGGGGAAGTAGCCGCTGCTGGCCTGCAGGACGAGCTTGCTGCGGTTGCTGCTGACGGTCAGCTCGTCGGCGCTGGCGGACAGGTGGACGTTTTCGCCGCCCGGGTGGGCGTCCGCCCAGGCCCGGAGCGCGGTGACGTTGTCGGTCCACTCGGCGGCGCTGATGGTGAGCTTCCAGGCCGGGGCGATACCGACGGCGCGTTCGCGGGCGACGGCGAGGGTGTAGCGGTCGGTGGCGACGGCATGCAGGTGCTTGCCGTTGTAGTCGAGGTGGACTCCTTCGATGCCACCGTGGTCGGAGTTGCGGGCGATGTGGGGGTCGACTCGGCGGAGGAGTTCGCTGAGCTGATAGGCGGTCAGGCTGGTCAGAGACACGTGATCTCCCTGTGGAATGCTGGTGGTGGGTCCCCGGGCGTCTGCCGCGCTCGGGGGCTTCTGCTTGGGCGCCGCTCCCGCCGGCCGGTGCCATCCGGCGGGGCGGCGGGTTCATGCGGCCGGGTTGGGCCAGGTGTCGAGGCTGAGGTCGACGTAGCCGGCGCTGACGCTGGCCCGGAAGTTGCGGCTCGTCTCGGCGGCGGCCTGCAGTTCGAAGTTGAGTCGCTGCTGGGCGACCAGTTCGGCTTCCAGCTCGGCCACCCGAGCCTGGAGCCTGCCGATCGCGGCCTGGGGGTCGTCGGTGGCGGTCACTGGGCCTCCCGGCTGATGCGCTCCAGGAAGTCCTCGTAGGTCTCCTCCGCGTCCGCCGGCTCGGGCGGAGTCCACCCCAGCCAGCGGGCGATGCCGGGGACAACCACCGTCGGCGGCAGCGCGGCCAAGTCGACCACCGCGGTCACCGGACCGGCTCCGGTCGCTGCTCGCCGGGGTGGGTGAGGTTGCGGACGGGCTTCCACGGGGGCTGGCCGGATCCGGGGCACAGCTCGGACCAGTTGCGGCCGTACCACTGGTGGCGTCCCATGACGCCGTCCTTCATGGCCCGGTCCTTCAGGCAGTGGGCGCACCAGCCGCGCGGTCGGGTGGGCTCGGGGATGGCCGGGTAGACGATGCGGTAGCAGGGGTGACTGATGGTGATGTGCTTCTCGCCGTCGATCCGGAAAGCAAGGTGGGGGCCGCGGGTGCCGACGATCGTGGCGGGCTTGCCGTCGTACTCGATGCGCATGCGGTGGCGGGCGGGCACGTCGTAGGTCCGGCGGATCCACTCCATCGTGCTGGTCACGGCGCCTCCTTCTGCGTGCACGTGCAGCGGTCGGGGTGGGCGCAGGCCATGGCGTCGAAGACGCGCTCGTACCAGTCGGCGGGCTGCAGGCTGGGGGTGTGGCCGGCGGGCGGTGCGGCAAGCAGGGCCTGCAGCGCGGCGTCGGCCTCCACCGCGGGCAGCGGCGTGTTCAGGCGGGACAGGTTCACGGTCATCGGGTCACCGCCTGTCCGGCGGCGGCCAGGCACGCGGCCACGATCACGGTCGCGGGGACGTTGCTGTCGAAGTGGATCGACCAGCTTCCGCCGGGCCCGTCCAGGCCCGAGTCGCGCAGGTCGTTGACCTCGGACCACACCATGCCGTTCGCCGCGACCAGCCGGCCCCGGGAGTCCTCCCGCCAGCCCGCCGCCGACAGGGCGGTACGCACGTCGGTGCGGGGGTTACCGAACTCGCTCATGCCGCCACCGCCTTCGGGGTGGCAAGCTTCTGCAGGCCGTACTTGCGGACCCGGTCGTAGCGGGCGATGCCGGCGACGATGGCGTGGCAGGCCCACAGGAACCACCAGTCGAAGTCCCGGAGCTGCCACTCCCACGAGTCCTCGAACGTGAAGGTGAGGTCCCGGACCATCCCGCCGTGCTTCTCGCCAGCGTCCTGGCGGTGGCGGCTCCGCTTCATCACCGCCGCCGTGTACGAGGTGTCCTCGTGCCGCCAGTCGCACTTCGGGCACGCGACCTCGTAGGACTCGCCGAACCGGAACTCGTCGAGGGCGCGGCGGGCTTCCTCTTCGTACTCGGTGTTGAACTCGGACTCGACGTGCTTGCGCCACGCCTCGGTGATGCCGGGGTAGTAGTCCACCTCGGCGGCCTTCAGGTCACGCGCTACTGCCTCTTCGAACAGCTTCGGGTTGTACGTCCTCGCGGCGTCCCGCTGGCTGGCCAGCTTCTCCGCCCAGTACTGCGGGTTGATCTTGATCGCGCCGTTGCGGCGCAGGCCGGACCGGAAGAACTCGAACATGTCTGTGGTGCGGCGGAAGACGAAACTGTCTCCGTCGCCGGAGAAGACGAGCTGGCCCGGCGTCGTGATGATCTCGAACCAGTAGAACCAGTGCTTCGGGTCGCGGAAGACGAGGTGCCGGTAGACGCCATCATCGTGCGCGACGGTCATCTGGTGGCCAGCCGTCTCACGGGCGAAGCGGGCGGCGATCTCCGGGTAGTCGCTCACAGCGCACCCCCCGCCTGCTCGGCGCGGTCCTGCCGGTCCTGCTCGGGCTCCCACCAGCCGTAGAACAACGCGCCCAAGGCGGCCGGCTTCAGGTCGTCGTGCAGCGACTCGTAGGCCAGACGGCCGACCTCGGTGACGTCGTAGCCCTCCGGGAACAGCACCCGCAGCGTGTCCTCGGCCTCGTCCCAGGCGGCCTGCCAGGCGGACGGGAGCCGGACACCGTTGGAGCGGAGCAGCAGCTCGAACGCGGTCAGGTCGCTCACGACGCCTCCCCGAGCCCGAGCTGGGTGGGGAAAGCGGCGGCGTAGTAGCGGTCCCAGGTCTCCTCGAACACCGGCCGGTGTCGCACCGTCCACGCCTTCGTCTCGCGGACCGTGCCGTTCGGCAGCTCCGCTTGGCGCTTCCCGATCTCCTCGCCGGTCCGCTCCTTGTAGATGGCGGCGGCCCGACGGCCGAACCAGGACTGGACCGATTCGATCTCCCGGCGCCGCAGGCCCTTGCCCTTCAGGAAGTCGGGCACGTACAGGGGTACGTCCAGCGGGTCGATCTCCGGCTCTTCGCCCAGCGCCCGGGCGGCGACCAGGCGGCCCTTCGTCTCCAGCCAGTCCGGTGCCACGATCCCGGAGAGGATGGACAGCACCTCGGCCTGCTGCTTCGCCCGGGAGATCAGCGAGTCGAGCTGGTCCTCGGTGGCCCGCGGGTTGATCGCACCACCCTCGGTCCAGTAGTCGTTGACGACCTGCGTGGTCTCGCGCTGGTAGGCGACGAGAGTCGGACGAACAGCTCCGGCAACCTTCGTCTCGTTGACGGTGGCGAGCCACATGAGGAAGGTGCGGACGTCGACCGCGACCATCTGGCGGGTCTTGCCGTCCTCGGCAACCGTGGCGATATCGCAACGGTTGGCCCAGGAGCGGTCGTTCAGCTTGCGCAGCTGCGCCGGGTAGCTGAGGCCGATGGCCTCGACGGCCGGACGGAACACCACGTGGGGTTGGCCGCCGACCATGACGGTGTCGATGGAGCCGGCCGACAGGTCGAGCTTCACGACCTTGGTCGACTCGTGAGGCAGAATGGACACAAGCGGTCCCTTTCGTTCTGCGTTCTGGATGTGGGATCGCGAGGTCGTCCCGGGGTCGCTATCGGGGCGGCCTCTTTACGTGCCGCGTCAGGCGGCGGCGAGTGCCAGGTCGGCCGACTCGGAGTCGCTGTTCATCCAGGCGTCCAGGTCGGCGATCTTGTAGCGGTAGCGGCGCCGGCCGTGGCGCGTTCCCTGAGGGCCGTAGCCGTCACGGCGCCAGCGGTAGAGGGTGGTGACGCAGACGCCGAGGTAGTCGGCGGCGTCTTCACTCCAGAGCCAGCCCTTCGGTGCGGCCTTGGGGTGCTTGGTGGGCATTCGGTTCATTCCTCACTCGTGTGGGCTGCACTTCGAGACGTGCGGTTCAGTTTTGGAGACGCTGGGGGCGCGAAAAGGACGAGGATGGCGACCCCGAGGGCCTCCGCGAGGGCTGTGGCGTCCAGAACGTCCGCCGTGCGCTGTCGGCCAGTGAGGAGCTTTTCGATGACTCCCTGGCCGACACCCGAAGCGTCGGCCAGGGAGCGGACCGAGAAGGACTCCCCTCGGCCGGGATGCTGCATACAGTGCCTGAGTATTTCGATCTTGCGCAGGGCGTAGCGTCGGCTCACGAGTCCCCCGTGTGTTGCGGAGCGGCTTGCCTGACATAGCTAAGCACAGCCAAGACGAGTCGTCTACAGAACGGAGACGACAAGGGTCGAGTATCGGCAAAGTTCATGGCTCGATAGCATGTTTCCGTAGACGGATCGTCTCCGATCTCGGATGGTTGTACAGACTGAGCTGGTATTTTCTCGACGTCCATCACCATCTACAGAGACAGTCGGTACTGACGTGACCCGAGAGGACGAGGACATGACGGCAGCGGCCACTGCCCCTGACCAAGGCGCGGCCGAGACGAGCCCCCGTGGTGCACTCTCACGACTGATCCGGGACGCCAACGACCGCGGACTGTCCTACTCGAAGATGTCCCAGCGAGCCGTCGACCCTGAATCGGGCACCAGACTGTCCAAACCGTACCTGCAGCGCCTCGTGACCAACCCGCCTGCCAACGCGCCCAGCCCAGCACAGATGCGGGCTCTGCAAGCCGCCCTCGGCGTGAGCCTTCGCCGCGTCAAGGCCGCAGCGGCCGAGCAGTGGCTGGAATACGAAGCCACCGAACTGGCAGGCTATAACGACGAAGTGCGCATCATCGTCGGCCACTTGGCCGGGATGCCCGAGGCTGAGCTGCGTCGTTGGCGTGCAATGATCGAAGCCGACGAGCGGGCCCGCCGCGAAAACGAGTAGCGCGCACCAGCGGATCGCGACGTCGAATGGCTGAAAAAGTATATAAGTAGACTTTCAGCTGAACGGATTGTCGCGCTCTGTTTACGCGACGTACCCTTCCATAACCGTGCGCGTTCGCGCTCTTGCGCCCACGCGCACCGCACCAACGGGAGGGCACATGCTGCGCGTCGTGTACGAAGCCACCACCGACATCGCTCCGGGCCGGCTGGTGCAGATCCAGGAGACCCGCGGACGGGTCAGCGTCAAGCTCCGCCAAGGCGTCACCGCCGACGAGTACATCCCGCAGCTGAACGCCGCGCTCAAGGACTTCGTCAGCCAGTGCAGCTGGTTCCAAATCTGGCGCGGGAAGATCATAAGCGCCAACTCCCCCGACAGCCCGCTCACCGTCCAGTACGAGGCAGACTCGAATGTCGACCGGAAGCAGGCCGTCCAGATCCGGGAACATCGCGGCGTCGTCAGGCTGCACATCTGCCCCGACCTGACCTCCGAGGAGCTGGCCCTCGCGGTGAACAAGCCGATCGAGCTGTTCCTGGCCGGCGGCCAGTGGTTCCAGCTCTGGCAGGGTGAGATCGTCACGATGGAAGAGCCAGGCAGCACTGCGGCCTGACATGCAACTCCAGGAGGTACCCGGTGCCCGGCTACATCGAGGACCGCTGGTACAAGAAGGGCCCCGACGGCAAGCGCACCATCCCCACCGACCGGTGCAACCAGGGCAAGCGCTACCGAGTGGCCGGCGTACCCGGCGTGCGGGACCGCAGCTTCGACAAGCTCACGGGAATCGACGGCGCCAAGGCCTGGCTGGCCAAGGCCCAGCACGAGTCGACTCGGGGCGAATTCATCGACCCGCGCGACGGCACGATGCTGCTCCGCGAGTACGTCGAGGACCATTGGTGGCCGAACCAGAACTACCCCGACCCCATCACCAGGGCCACGATGCGCGGCAAGCTGCGCAACCACATCCTCGCCCACCTCGGGGCGAAGCCGCTGAACACCATCAAGACGCCGCAGCTGCGGGCCTGGCTGAAGACGCTGAACGCCACATTGGGCCCGGGCACGGTCAACGACGTGTGGGGTGCGCTGTCGTCCAT